TCGTTCTTCTTGGGACCGTAGGGTGATGGGCTGGCTTGACGAAAACGACAGCATTCTGGAGTGGGGCTCCGAAGAATTAATTATACCGTATCGTTCTCCGGTAGATGGTAAAATGCACCGTTATTTTCCAGATTTCCACGTGAAAGTTAAGCAAAAAGATGATACAATCCGCGTGATGGTACTGGAAGTTAAACCGCATAGACAAACGATAGAGCCTAAGAAAAAAAGCAGAGTGACTAAACAGTATATTAATGAGGTTGTTACATATGGTATCAACCAAAGTAAATGGGCAGCCGCGACGGAATATTGCTTAGACCGGGGCTGGACATTTAAAGTGTTAACTGAATATGATTTGGGAATAAAATGATTAGATTGCATGTACTTTCGGTGGCACATACTGCTTCAACGAAAGAATATACGGTGTGTGCTTTCACACAAAAAGTGATTAATTTTTGTAAAATGTACAAAGAACAGGGAATGCATGTGATTCATTATGGTCACGAACGTTCCGATGTTGTTTGTGATGAACATGTGACTGTTACAAACGATGAGGTTCTACGTCAAGCTTACGGTGACTATGACTGGAAGAACCAAGGTTTGAGGTTCAATGTTAATGATTCTGCGTATCAGACCTTCAATGATAATTGCATCAGAGAAATTGCAAAGAGAAAACAACCGGGCGACATTATTCTCCCGTTTTTTGGTGTAGCACAGAAACCAGTTTGTGATGCACATTCCGACCTCTTTATTTGTGAACCGTCTATTGGTTACGCATCTTCATTTGCACCATACAAAGTCTATGAATCTTATGCAGTGATGCACGGACTACAAGGTCCTTCCAAAGTTTCAGAAGCGGAATATAAATTCTATGACGCAGTGATTCCTTCTGGTTTCGACTTGAATGAGTTCGAATATCGTGAAAAGAAAGAAGATTATTTCATGATGTGTGGACGAATTGTTTGGTCCAAAGGTGTCGATATTGCCGCACAAGTTTGTGAAAGACTTGGTGTGAAATTGATACTTGCGGGAACAAGCTATGGTCCACATGATTGTAACTTGGGTACAGAATGGCCTAAACACGTTGAATATGTCGGTTATGCTGACGTTGAAAAACGCAAGAAATTGATGGCCGGAGCCAAAGGTCTATTCTGCCCAACAATCTACAATGAACCCTTCGGTTACGTTGCAATTGAAGCCATGTTATCAGGTACACCTGTAATCACCGTAGACTGGGGTGCATTCACTGAAACGGTGCAACATGGTGTGACTGGTTACCGTTGCCGCACGTTTGAGCAATTCTTATGGGCAGCAAAAAACATTGACACAATTTCACCCAAAGCATGTAGAGAATGGGCTGAGAATAATTACAATTTCAACAAAGTTGGAAAGATGTACAAGGAATATTTCCAGTCATTGAAAAACTTGGGAAGAGAAGGCTGGTACACGGAAAATACCGACCGTCAGGAACTTGAATGGTTGACAAAGGTTTATCCGAAAGAACCAAAAACATTCACCGAAATTTTAAACTGGTACAATTCCAACAAGAACGGCAAACTGAATTTCCTACAGATCGGTGCAATGGATGGTGTCAAACATGATGAACTGTACCGTTATGTGGTGAGTAACGATTGGACTGGTGTTCTGGTTGAACCTCTGCCTGATATGTTTGAACAACTTATCCAGAACTACCAGGAACAACCAGGACTCAAGTTTGAGTGTTCGGCTATTACTAACGAAGACGGTCTAGTGACCATGTCCAGGATACCAAAAGAACTGATTCAGGATAAGGTTGTACCAGAATGGGCAGAAGGTTGTTCTACACTAGTAACCGATGGTTATATTGCAGATTTATTACCACATATGGTTAAAGAGACAGTTCGTGGCATCACGTTGAAAACTCTTTATGAAAAATACGGAAACGATTTCAATTTAGTTCAAGTTGACACCGAGGGCTTTGACTACGATATTTTCCTTCAATTGATGAACAACGGATTTACCGCCGATCTATACAAAATTGAGATTGCACACATCACATACACAAAGACTGTTTGGATGCGTTGGGTTCTGGAGAATCAAGGTTATAAAACGTTCATTGACGGATACGATTTAATCGCTTATCGGTTCTAAACTAAATAGTGGATGGCTAAAACATCTACACTCACACAAATCGCACAATCTAGAACAGGTCTGGACCAAGAATTCTTGTCCAGACAATCTTTTGCATGGTTTCAAAAGAACATTCAAGAATTGAGAAATCCAATAAAATTGGCAAAAGAAATTGCCAATGAAAAGACCAGGTCTGGAGGAAAATTTCAGATGGGTGGTTTATACCATTTTGTGTATGATCCAAAAACCAAATCTGATCTACCATATTATGATATGTTTCCTTTGGTCATACCTCTACAAAGTCAAAAAGATGGCTTTTTAGGTTTGAATTTGCATTATTTGCCACCGGCTTATCGTGCAGCATTTATGGACAAACTTATGCAGTTTGCTGTGACGAATGAGCAAGAAGAACCAAAAAGATTGCGTGTGACATATGATATATTGGCAGCATCACGCAACTACAAAGAATTTAGAGCTTGTATTAAACATTATTTGAACAATCAAATAAAATCTCGCATGTTGACAATTAAGCCAAATGAATGGGAAACGGCATTGTTTTTACCGACTGCCGTATTTAAAGGTGCCACTACAAGCACCGTTCATAAAGAATCTATTCAAGAAACAAACGCTAGGATTTACTGATGCCAGGTTCAATAGCCGATTTCAAAGCAAGTTTTTCAAAAGACTTAGCTCGTTCAAATAAATTTGATGTTTATATTCCCATTCCATTGGGAATGGTGCCTTTTATCGGTACCTCCAGACAACTTTCCTTTCGTTGTGAAAGCGCACAATTGCCAGGGCGAAATCTCGACACCACACAAATGAAAATTTACGGTGTACAGGAGAGTTTTCCGACACAAACAACGTATGACAATTTGACACTGACATTTTTGGTCGGTGATGATATGAAAGAAAAAATATTCTTTGATTCTTGGCTAAACTGGATACAGCCAACATTGACTTTTGATACAAAATATAAGGAAGATTATTCTGTTTTGTTGAGAATCAATCAATATAATGTAGAAAATAAGTTATCAATGTCCGTCGATTTGATAGATGCATTTCCAATAGCAGTCAATCAATTGGACTTGGATTGGTCATCAGATTCTGTGCATAAGTTGTCAGTCACATTTGCATATACGATGTGGAGAAACAACGATGTTAATTCTCTTGCGATGGAATTCTTAGAGTATAACATTGGTCAAGTTTTAACAAATTCAAATCTAGGATCAGATATTAACGGAGTTATAAACCAATATAATTTTGATGTGACTCAACAAAATATAGTTTAATGGAGAAATAAATTATGGCATTACCTAAGATTGATACACCAATCTATGACTTGGAATTACCATTGTGTAAAAAGAAAATCAAATTCAGACCTTTCTTGGTGAAAGAACAAAGAAATTTGTTTATGGCCTTGGAATCCGGTGATAAAGATTCTATTGAATCTGCTATTCAGCAGGTACTAAAAAATTGCACCATTACAAAAGGTGTTAAGATTGAAGACTTGCCTGTACTGGACATTGAATTTTATTTCATTAACCTTCGTGCAAGATCCGTTGGTGAAATGGTAGAAAACAAATATCGTTGTGATAATGAAGTCGAAGGTAAAGCTTGCGGAAACATTATGGAAACATCATTGAATCTTCTTGATATCAAGGTTGAAAAACCTAAAGATATTAGTGATGTTATTCAATTAACAGATAATATTTCGGTTAAGTTAAGATATCCAAAATTTTCAGTTCTAGGTAAGCTTGCGAACTTGGAAACACCAACTGAAGTAGCATTTGAAATGATAGCGGATTCAGTTGAATATATTTGTGATGGTGAACAATTCTATTATGAAAAGGATGTTCCACATAAAGAGATTGTTGAGTTTATCGAAACATTGAGCCAGAAACATTTTTCAAAGATTGAAGAATTTTTCGCAAATCTTCCTAAGCTGGAAAAGAAAATAGAAATGAAATGTTCGCGTTGTGGGTTTCAACACACAATTGATATAGAAGGACTCGAAAGTTTTTTCGGTTAATTTTTTGCCATGATAACTTGAGAAATTATTATAAAACTAATTTCTCGCTTATGCAACACCATAAGTATTCCCTGACGGAACTTGATAATATGATACCGTGGGAACGTGACATATATGTGTCTATGCTAATTCAGTATATGGAAGAAGAAAATCAAAGATTAAAACAGTTACAAAACGAAAGACGTAAATGAATTTACTGGGACGAAAAACATCAGAAGTGATGGGAGAGAAAAGCGCCGGAATGTATTCCGGTGTTTCTGATATTGCGTCCAACATGATGAAATCTTTGAGCATTTCTGAAGAAACACTTTCTAAAATTTCCGAAAAATATCAAGACAATCTAAATGCTGAAGAAAAGTTAAAGACAAAACATCATAAAGAAATTCTTCGTGTCATTTTAGCTGCAACAAAAAAGAAAGCTAAAGGACAAAAACGAATAGAAGAAAACGTTGAAAAAGAGAAAAAAAGCCAGAAAGCAGAAACTAAAAAAACAGAAGCTAAAACAGAAGAAACTGCTAAGCCTGCTGAAGCACCACCTCCTCCTAAACCTGAGCCAGCACCTAAGCCTGAAGTTGCACCGAAACCGACACCTGCACCTAAACCTGAGCCTGCTCCTAAACCGACTGCAAAAAGAGTTGAGGAAGTTAAACCTACTCCGAGTTTAAAGCCTGAAGTTCCAAAGTCAGTAACAACTGCCACTAAAGTTTCAACAGGAGGACTCTTAGCTGCCGCTGCAATGTCAGTGAGAGGTGAAACTGGTGGCAAATCGTTAGATACTGTTAGTACAGATGCGAAAAAAGTCGGACAAGTTGTACAAAATGATCCGAAACCTGGCGTCAGTTCATATGGCATTTTTGGCTTGAATTCTGGAGGTTCTGTACAGAATTTTGTAAAAGATAATCCTCAATTTGGTCTATCTGAATTGCAACCTGCATCGAAACAGTTTGATGAAAGATGGAAAAATCTAGCCATTGAAAAGACACAAGAATTTTATCAAGCACAAATTAATTGGTACAAAAAGTATGTATATGATCCAGTTAAAGCGGATATGCAGAAATTGTTACCACAACATTTAGGTTCCGATGACGGTGTTGTGACCTATATGGCGGATAGACGTAATCAGATGGGTAAATTGTATGAGGGTGAAGCCATTACTTATGCAAAGAATTCAAATACACCAAAAGAATTCATTGCAAAAATTGCAGAACATGATTCAAGCGAGAGTTATATCAAGAAAGCTTTTCCAACATACTTGAAAACTCATGGCGATAAGAATATACCAGGTTTACAGAATCGAGTTCGCATCCGCGAAGAAATGTCAATAAAAGTTTCAGGTGATTTAATAAGTGGTGTTTCAAACGAAAACACGAACATGAAAAAAGATTTGCAACAAAGTTCAGGTGCAACAGTTGTTATACAACAAAACAATAACACCACATTGAATAAGCAATCTATGATTATGCAAAACAAAAAACAAGAATTAAATCCAACGATGAGATAACAAAATGGGAATACTAGACAAAGTAAAAAGTGCAGTAAATTTTGCCACTGGTGGTCCAAGAAAACAGACGTATGGGTATAGTGCTAGTTTTTTGAATGAAACAAAACGTGATTATGCTGGCAAAAGCAAATTTGGAAAAATTGCCAGGTTTTTAACTGGCGGACCAAGACAACAATCTTATGGGTATTTTGCTGAACATTTTCAAAATGGTAACACTTCTGTAAAGAGAGAGAAGAAATCATTTACACCAATACGTAATGTTGTTTCACCGACACCTGGTGCATTACCTGCACCATCTATGCAATATGGCGCATCAACCGAATCTCTCAATAATGTATTCGATTTCATAAAAAGAAGTCAAGAAAAACAAGCTCGACAAATTGAAGTGCAAAACAGTTTTGTTGAGGGTAGAATCAATGTAGAGAATGAAAGGCATCAAGAACTATTGAGTGCCATGAAAAACTTTGTGAAGGTGAAGGGCGGTACTACTGTCACAAAAGTTGAAGAAAATGAAAGTGGTGTCGGACTCTTTGACAATATTAAAGATATGATTAAGTCCATGATTACAAGTGCAGTAGCTGCAATTACGGACACATTTAACACTTTAAAAAAAGGTTTACAGTGGTTGAGTGAAATTCAATGGCTCACAAAGGCCAAAGAATTATATGATATAGCCACAAAATACGGACCAATGCTGTTAAGATTTTTGGGTTCACCTTTAGGTGTCGCCTTGCTCGGTGCAACTACATTAGCTGCATTTTTAAAAGCCGTGGCAGACGAAAAAGCTTCGATTGAAGCAAATCCCTATGATACGAAATACAAAGATAACACATATGCAAAGTTGTTGAGAAAAGAGGTTAGTAGTGTTGCTCAAGGAGGTGAAGCAAACACAAGAATGACCGTTAAACAAATTCCTCGTCCAGAAATAGAACAATCTGTCACATCATCATTGTCTGATGATGAATTAAAAGCTGCATATGGACAAGACAGATCAGGTCTAGCAAAATGGCTGCAAGATAATCCTAAAGAAAAATATTACCAAGCGGCAGTAGCACCTATTGCTGGTAAACCAACGACTGGTGTTTTGTCTGGAGGTAATCCACTTCCTGTTGCACCTACAGCATTACCTGAAGGTGTGTCACCATCGACAGCGGGTGCTGCTAGAAGTTCAACGGACTTCTCCGCAACTGATCCTAGAAGGCTGGATCTTGCAACACCAGTTCCACCTGCACCAATTTCTGAACCAGTCTCGCGGGTTATAAGTGATAATAAAGCACTTGAAATGCAAAGTATGTCGGCTTCTGGTTCAAATTCACCTGTTGTATTGAACGGAGGTTCTTCTCAAGTTGTCAATGATCCACCGATTGCCACTACAGCAATTCAACGTGATGAAGAACCAATGGCAGGTCATGTTTTTGACATACAAAGAAAGAAATCTAGAGCATACTAATAAAAAACCCCGCCGAAGCGGGGTTTAATTTATGTGAAGAAGTTTTATTCTTCTTCAGCAAGCTTACTGAAGTAAGCCAGATCATCATCATCTGCAATAGATGGTTCAACCGGCTCGGGCTTGCGTGGTGCAGCCTTTGCTTGTTCGACAGTGGTACGTGGCTTAGGTGCGGAACCATCAACACCAAGAACCTTGTCCAGACGAGCCTTCAGTTCATCGTAAGATTTGAAGTTGGACGCATCCAAGAATTTCTTCAGCGAATGTTCTTTCTTCCAGATAGACTCAAGTTTGCTATCATCATAGTCACCAAGTGTGCCAACAGATGCAAACTCAGACTTATCATAGTTACGATAGCCTTCAACGTTACGAATCTTCAGTTTGAAGTCTGCACCAGACCACATATCAAATGGGTTCAGTGCTTTCTCATCTTCAAATTGAGGATTCATTGCTTCGTTGATCTTGTCAAAGATTTTCTTGCCAAACTTGTACAAGAAAACTTTACCTTCATTATCAGGATTTTTAGGATCTTCGACAACATAGATGTTTGCAATGTAAGAAAGACGGCGCTTTTGCTTACGTGCAATTTCTTTGTTTGCTTCAATTCCAGAATTCCACAACTGAGAGTTGTATTCTGAAACCGGATCTTTCTGATTGAGTGTAGTCAGGGAGTTTTCGATGTACCAGCCGCCAGGACCCTGGAAGCCATGATCGAACACTTTAACCCAAGGCAGACCATCATCACCATCAACCTCAGGTGCAGGCAAGAAACGAATAACGGCGTAACCGTTACCTGCTTTGTCTACTTCGGGTTTCCAGAAGTTATCTTCTTTTTGGTTGCTTTCGGACGAATTTAGCTGTTCGATTGCTTTAGCCAGCTTGTCCAGGTTGCCAGATTGTTTTTTAAGATTAGCGAATGACATACGTATTTCCTTTAGTTGTATAGTCGGTGTATAAAATTTTTGTCCACATATTCATAGTATACGAATATATAGGCATTTTAGCTGTACAATTTAAGCAAGGCAATGGTTGTTAGTGCATCTTTGTGAAGAATACCAATACCACCAGCTTTGTTCCAATCTTCGATGTTTTGTTTGTCATCGTCAATCAGAACATAACCAGGCTCTGCAAATTTGTATTTGTGTTTCTTGCCTGGAACATAATTATCTTTCCAGTCAATTTTGTATTTGCGTAACCAAACTTTCTTTTGTTGTGAAATCGGTTCGTAAGTATCCTCATGTGCTGTAGAGGAGAGGATTTCTTTAGGGATGTTTCCAAGTTTATCGTTCAGATAATTCACCAAAGTTTCCATATCAGGCATTGGCTCCAATACGGCGAACTCATGGTTTTTGACAAACTGTTTGAATTGTTCTTTACGTTCTTTTTTATGTTTATGTGTCATTTCAGGATCGAAACCGTGCAGTTCAACCCACTTCTTTTCGAAGTTGGCTAACACGCCATCCATATCAACATAAATCTTTTTCATGCGTTTTGACATATCTTATCCTTTAATATGTTTTTAAATTTAACTTTATCGTAACCGAAAAAAGGTTTGTACTTATTACATTTTTTCACAAAATCGGGAAAAACAATATCATCTTCAACCTTTTTTGACCACATAGGTAAAAAATTTAGGTAATCGTTAAGTATGATTATTGTTTCCAGGTGTATAGAATCTTGTAAGAACTCATTGTACAGTAAAGGATATTGACCGTCAATCACAATCAACAATTCATCAGGTTTTTCCACCTTATCAAAAAGATGACTAATATCCTGGTCAAATAGGTAGCCCAATGATTGTTGAATGCGGAGCCAAACCTTATATTCAGATTCTGCGTCCTCATTCAACAGGTCACCAGCCCAAAGTTTTGGATTTTTTAGAAAGTTAGCCACGTAGAAACCAAAGAGTTCTTCACGTTTGTATTTTCTGGACAATTTATAGAATGAAAATTTGTCCTTACGAACCATGAATTGTTCTTTGGTTACGTTTGTTTTACCGTTATATTTAACATAATCATAATTGCCGGAGAAATGCAATTTCAATGCATGATACATTGTAAATGCTTCATATCCTCCAGCTTCACTGACGGTAAGACTCATAGTGGCAACTTATTCACTTTCTTAATTAGATTCATTGCTTGTGCTTCTTCAGAAATCTTTGCTTTGATTGGCGGTGTTAGCAGAGTAGCTGCCAGTTCCACTTCAAAGCCAATTTCTTCACAATGCAAGATGACTGCATCCATATATTCGATGCGTTTTTCTTTGACAATCTTTTCGATAATCTCGGAGAATTTACGTTGTTCTTCTTTGGTAGGCATTATCGTTTATTACCTAGTGCATATGCAATGCAGGTAGAAGTTGGATTGGTTTCATATGCACATTTTACCGATAGTGGATCAACACCTTTAGCAATTGCTGCTTCGATGTTCTTGGCCATATTAGACCGATCGGTGATGTAATTCATTGATGTTGCAGCAACTCCTGCAAGTGCAAGAATCATAACGCAAACCATACCTGTAGTCATAACAGTATTAGAAGAACTCTTTGTTTCTGTCAATTGTATCACCTTTTCTCTTGTAAAAAATATGTCGGCCAATTTTGTCAACTTTTTCCATCTTCCAACCAGGATTAACATAGTCGGCGTGGTAGTAGGTTGCTCCATTGGTAACATCTTCCTGTTTATCGTGATTAATAACAATGTTTGTTGCTAGTTCACGAATCTCATTATATAACTGACTGTCTTTGATTGTCAAGCGTCTATCGGTAAACTTTTTTTCACAATACCAGGAAAACTGGCACGTTCCGTTAGTTTTTTGATAAACAACATCGCAAATTGAATCGGCGTAATTTCCCGTCCGCACACGGTTAAGTGTTACAAATGCGACTGCTTTTTTACCTTCAAGCGGCTCATTTGCCGCCTCAAAATAAATGTTCTCCGCAAGGCACGTGACCTGCTTCTGTACATCTTTTGAGAGGGAATTAAAAGTTGTTTTGAATGGTAACATGGAGTCAATATTGAAATTAATCATACTGCCGCCTACCATAATTGCCGATAGAAGGATAGTCAGAAGTATTGGTTTACTTCTCATTTTTTCCTCTGTAGTTGAACAAGATGATGGGTTATTCTGTTACGAGGAAACCCATCGAAACCCTAGTCAGCGTTTAGGCTGCCAATGCGAACTTTTCATCGTTTGCGTTTAGTTTGATTTACTTTTAACGACTATCTGTGTCGAGTTGTCCACTTCTGTACTTGTTGCCCTGTCGAAACCATGGCTGGCCCATCAGAAGTATACTAAACGTGGATCGTCCCTAAATGCTTACTGAATTCTACAGTCAGCTTAGTATACTTCTGGTGGACCAGGCGGGAGTCGAACCCGCGTCCAGAACACTTTTCTAGTTGCTTCATACAACCATAGCCGCTAGTATAGCAGCTTTTTATTTAGTTGGCAAGCGTTTTTACCAGGGTTTTCCTGTACCGCGAAAATTACTGAAGCTTATTTGTCCGCTTGCTGGAATCGTGATGTTTATTATCGCACTCTTCCTAACTTTACATGTATATCCTTGTGAGGACTGTGTAAGTACCTCAAAAGAATATGTTTCACCATTCACTGTGGTCGATGAGGGTGGTGGCACATTACCAGAAAGACTCAAGTTTGCAACTATATCACCGTTCCAAAAAACTTTTCCGAATGAGGTTCCTGGAGTCGTCAATGTATCCCAGAACATACCATATGTCAACTTTCCCGATGCTGCTGATTGGAACTGGTCAATGGAACCCAACAATAAAGTGTTGGAAGAAACGGAAGATAAATTTGCAGGTAAGCTTATGGTTGAGGGTGTTACGAATGTGCCACCACGGTAATAACTGCTGACACTATATGGTTTTCCTGTATTACCGAAGATTGTCGCCAAAGTGTCTAGGTTTATTGTTGCATTATCGTCTATTCTATTTCTAAGCCAAATTATGGCCTCCATATAATTTCTAGAATCCGACGACGATTGATTGTACCTTTGTGGTAGAGGTGATTGAAGGTAATTTATTGAATAAAAATTTCCGTTTGATGAATTTGTGTAACGAGTGCCAAAGGAAGTCAGTGAGCGACTGATTGATCCTGTGTGTGAGAATACAAAAATTGAATTTGAATTTGAAAGTACAAAGTTATTTGCGGTCGAAGTCGTCGGCTCACCCATACTGAAAATAAACAAATCTCTACATTTCACTAATGTTTTATTTTCTATGAGACCATCTGTCGTAGAATAGACTGTAGGACACACTAATGATGCACCGGAAGGTGGAATTGCAGCTAATGCTACAGCCGCATTGTCTGCATTGATTTGTCCAACATCTATACCTTTAGAAGCAACATTTATTAGTGTACCAACTGTTGTTCCCGGAGAACTCGGATCGAAACCGTTTGCAATCAATGCAATCGTTCCATTACCAGATGTGGTAATTATCGCACTTCTTGCATTGATAAATGTGTTCGATCTGACCAAAAAGTCACCAACAACAGTTATGTTTCCTGTTATAATAACGTCATTATTGGTTCTCAGATTGTAGTTGGTGTATGTTCCACCTGTTATGGTAGTTGTTGCCATTTTTACCTATTATTCTTGTAGAATTGAATATGTTCCAACAAATTATTTAGGTGATCTTCTGTTTTCTCTACAAAGATCAGTGGTTCTTTCTGACCCTCCACTGCCATCATAATGACAATCTGGTCGATTGGTACACCGACAAGTTCCTCATACATCAGAGAATAAGCAGTACATTGTGCAAAATAATCAGGAATATCTTGCTTCGTTTTGATTCGTTTTGAGGTTTTAAAGTCAATCACAGACAATACACCATCAAATTCTGCAATCAAGTCTACCCGACCTGCCATGCCAATATTTTCAGACCACAATGCCTGTTCTTGGTAGTGAATATTGTTAATCCGCATAATGTCACGAATAAGTGATCTGAACATAACCACAGAGTCAGGCATTTCTTTATTCCAGTAAATTGGGTCATTATTCAGATACTTCTCAGCTAACAGGTGTACTCGATTACCTCGACCAGATGCAAATCTGGAAACCCTATTAGCTTCTTCTTCACCTACACGATTTCGCCATTCTAGAATAGATTGTTTTTTCATGGCACCAATAACAGTTGTCACCGAGGGTAGTTTCTTACCGCTCGGTGACACATAATATCGTTTGCCATCAGGTTGAGTTACAGATTCTAGATTTGGTAACTCTTTTGGTGGGCAATGTACAAATGTCATATTATTTTTTTAATAACTCTTTAGCTTCGTCGTATGTTAAGTTTAAATTATAGTTTGTTGACAAATATGTTGCAAACAGATTCGTTGCATATTCCTTATTTACACAAAATTCAAGTTGCTTTCTATATGCTTCTAACTCATAATTTAATCTATATTTTTTTGACAATTTGTAAAATAGACCGTTAAGACCTAATGTTCTCCAGAATTGATTAACATGAATCTTTTCATGTTCAAGAAGATCAGTTTCGCCTTTTACACCGGGTCTCAAGAAAATCAAAAATGCGACTGTAAGCCCATTAAATCTTTTTGGTATGAAAAGGTCGGTGTAAAAGACGAAATAATTTTTCATTCCATTTCCACTTTCTCTTGTTTGAAACGTCTTTCTTGAATCGTTTCTTGTTTGTACAGTTTGCGTGGATTACCGCATATCAGACAGCCTGGAGTGCCACAATCCATTGCGTGGTGTTTTGCAAATTTATGAGGCTCTTTCACTTCAATACCATATGCTTTTGCAATCTTAGTTTGCTTTTTAACTGCAACTTCTTTTGCATGGATACGTTTGCTGTGCTTGATCTTATCTTCTTCTTTGCTCATACATTATCCTCATATTTAAGTTTTGCAACAATATAGTCTTTAACCAAAGAACTACGAACAATATCATCAACATCGAATTCGAACTTGGTGAATGCTCTCATGTGATATGCGATATCAAAGAATTTTAAAATTCCAGAAACATCATTCTTCTTCTTGTTCAAATCCGTTTGACGATAATCGCCACACCAAATAATCTTTGAGCGATAACCAACACGTGTCATAACGGTGTCAATTTCTTCAAAGGTCATATTCTGCATTTCATCGACAATAATGATTGCATCATCGAATGACATACCACGAATGAATGATGTAGAAATGAATTCTACACAACTTTGTTCTTCAAGTCTATCCCATGCATCTTTTCTACCAAAAAGAGTTTCGCAGATTTGTCGGTATGGTTGCTGATAGATTTCCATCTTCTCGGAAATATCACCCGGCAAATGACCAACTTCTCGACTCTGTACGGCAGAACGCACAACAATGATTTTTTTGAAGGGATTTGTTTTATCGAGGACTTCTTCCAATGCTTTATACATAGCACAGAATGTTTTACCGGTGCCTGCAACACCGTGTAGTGCTATAAAATAGTCTCCTTTTTTATATGCTTCAAAGAATTTTCTCTGATTCTCTGTTAATGGCTCAAATGTTTTTAAATGATCTAGTTTGATTTTTAATGAATTTGAAATGATTGGTTGGTGTCTATGTTGTACTTCGTCACCTTCGATAACATCATCTCTACGCGCAGGTCTTTTACTAGCCATTAATTCTCCTTAGTGTTTTGCGAAATCTTTATGTGTGAAATTTCTATATTCGCATACTTTCTGATAGGCTTGTTCCGGTGTATTAAAATAGCCCAATCCTTTACCGTCACAAAATGCCAACCATTTTTGCGAATGTTTGTGGAATGAAACACCTTTATATCCACTTGTGTTATTTACCTGTTTTGTTCTATTTCTACCATTTTGAGAATAATCACAGGGTCTTAGGTTATCTATCTTGTTGTTTGAAGGATTACCATCAATATGGTCTAATTGCTCAGGTACATCACCAAAATGAAATGCATAAATTATTCTATGCAACTTGTAGCAAACACCATCAATTCGTAAATTGTAATATCCGTTGGAAGATTTACTTCCTGCTTTTTGTCCAATGTTTACTTTATCGGACTTTTTAATTTTCCAATAAAGTTCACCATCACAATAATCAAATAATTGTAATAGATATTCCTTTGTCGGAGTTTTTACCATTCTCTTGCCATCTTTGTTTTATGACCTTGTTTCAAGGTGTTGCCAGGGACCGACTCTTTGATTCTATTAATAATATATTTTTCAAAGGTAGAATCAGCTTTACCTGTGCCAGGTGTACTCATGCGAGAGCCATCAGACAACATGGGTAAATCTTCTGAAGCAAACGAACGTTCAAGATGTGGATTGTTTTCCTTGAATGCATCAAGTTCAGCAATCCGCATAATATGTTCTTCGATTGCTCCTGTATCTTTGTTTCTAAATGTGTACGTTGGCAAAGTTGTGCCTCCAAATTTTGTCAATATGTTTCATAAAAAGATCAGTTGTTAATTTGTGTTTCATATAATTACAAGTAGAACAACAGGTCTTTACATTGGTATAAGTATACCCTTTTTTATTATCTATTCGATCTAATCCGTTTATTGGAACTTTTCTACCAATTGTATCATGTAATTTACCTTCACGTAAAACTGGTTCTCCTCCACAAATATAACAATTTTTCTGCACCAATTCCGACCATTGTTCAAATGTTAAGTCCCAAAATATATTTCTGTGATTGGGATTCGCATCACATCTTTGAGAGATAAAAATTTTGTTTAAATATGTTTTTGTTGGATCTAAAGTTTTTTCATAAACTTTTCTTGTGCTTTTTTTGTGATTTCTTTGCTCATGTTGTAAATCCATAATTACTCCTAAATTGGTATGTAACATATATATTTAGGAGTTTTTAGATTTATAGATTAAATACGATAGAAATTCTAGGGTCAACGGATCTATTTGGCACAACTTCGTGATACAACCATGCTGGCCACATTAGTAATAGACCTGGGTATGGCTGATAATCGAAATGAGATTGTGCATACCAACTATCTTTATCTTTGACATGGAAGAAATAGTCGAAAAAATCCCGAAACGGTTGATTAGGTAGGAACCTGATGGGTGCAGAACCAGGAGGTGTCTGTAAATAGAAAATACCTGAAATTGTACACTGTGAATGTACATGCTTGGGATGGTTACTACCTTCTTTGAAATAGTTCAAGAAGAAATATGGATTGAATTTTGCTCCGTATGGTTCAAAACCTTGTGCAGCTAAGAATTCGTGACCCTTGTTGATAATGAAATCTCCAAACCCTTGGTATTTTGGATCATTTCTAATATCGATGCCTGTACCATGAGTTGTTCTACCATTGTAGTAAAATGAATCGTTGGTTTGTTTAGTGTCACTTTCAAAATAATCTTTTACGACAGGCAGAAGAATGTCTGCCCAGTTTTTATGTTCTTCAACACCAACCACCGATGGGAATAATGAATCAAGTCTCATGAGGTAAAAACACTTTCAATTTTTCGTACTTAGCATCAATTGCTTTATGAATATCTTCATCTGTAATATTTATATCTGTTTCATCAACCAATACAGAGATGAGAGCCAAAACATCACCAATTTCAGTGATTAGTGCCTGTTTGTTAGTTACGCCTTGCCATTCCGCATTCAATCCAAAACGATTGATTTTGGAAATGGCTTGAATGACTTCTGCACATTCTTCAGTCAATACACCCATAACCTGTTTAAGATCACGCATAAAAATCCTTTAAATAATATAAATAGGTGTGGATCACGGTACGCCAATACCCATCCACTCTATGTCCATATTCTATAACAGGAGACACAGCTTGTCAAGTATATATACAACGAAAAGAAAAAGAAGAACCGTAAATTACCGCAAAATTTACGAACAACATTTTGGTCCAATTCCTTATGATGAATTTGGAAGAAGATATGAAATACATCATATTGATGGCAATCCAAATAACAACGACATAAAAAATCTTAAATGTGTTTCAATAAAAGAACATTATGAAATACATTATAAACAAAAAGATTGGGGTGCTTGTTTATTAATTGCGAGAGCGATGGAAATTACACCAGAAGAAAAGAGAACCTTAGGTAGACTTGCGGCGATTAAGCGTTTAGAAGAAGGTAGCCACAATTTTCTGAATAATGATTCAAACGAAAATAGAGTTAAAGCAGGAACACACAATTTTCTTGGTGGTGAAATAGGTGGAAGAACAAGCCGCAGGCGAGTAAAAGAAGGAACTCACATACTTTTAGGTGGTGAAGTTCAGAGAAAACAATTACTTGACGGTAAAAATAAACTTGTTGGCGGTGAATTGCAACGAGAAAGTGCTAAGAAATTATTGCAGGAAGGTAGACACCATTCACAAAAAGTGAATGAATGTCCACACTGCAATAGAGAAATTTTAGGTAATGGATTTTATCGCTATCACGGCGATAGATGTAAGTTCAAGAAAGATTAATCAATTCTTTCCTTGTATTGACGAATGGGTGTGTATGGGAAAGTGATAGGAACTGCACTATCACCATTAGTGAAATACGATTTGTATTTTTTACCGGTTTCTTTATCTGTGTACCAATCATAAAAAATAATTCCTTCAGAATCATATGCTTGGCCATTGAATCTGTCAGCCTGTTTGAATATGTGACTGCATCGTTTATTTTGCATACAGTAGCCGTGGTCTACCCACTCCCAATCTTCACCAGTCAGTGGTGTAATAGGCTCAAACTTGGCCAACTTTTCAAACAAATTAATAGCATATGGTGCAGTGGATCCAGAATGTCCTTCTTCGTCAAATATTTCAATCAACTTCAATACATGTTTGCAGATCATCTCCTGCATTTCATCATCGAATTTTCCATTCTCGTCAGTCCAACCTGCGGCTCTAAATTCAGCCTCTGCATGTTTAATTAAATTACTCATTCTTCTTTCCTTATTTCAGTTGCACCACATTGATTACAGTCAAAGATTGGATAGCCAACAGGGTTCGTATCACGAAAATTCCAGTGGTGACCCACCTTCTCACACCGTTCACGCAATTCTTTCTTTGCCGGATAATAAACAGTCTTGTCATATTCATCCATCAACTCTGACATTTTCTGCCGGCGCGCTCGTTCAATCAGTCCCTTTTCTTTCCAGATTTTGGTTGATTCTTTTTCTTCATCATTCATGTAATTAATCCATATTCTTTCAAGAGTTGACGAAAATCATTTGTCATAGTAGAACCAGTTTTTGCAATAAAAAGTTGAAGTATAATCTGATCTATGTCATTTCTATCTCGCCAAGTTCCGACAAACCAACCAGTGGGATTTGAAAAACCCTTCAGTGTAACAACATCAGAAACATAAATGAAATGTGACCTTGTTATTGAGGTGTTACCACTAGTATACATGTCCGACATTTTCTGAATGATATAATATTCAGCTTCTCTCGCATTGCCTGCAATTATAAAATATTTGTCAGACATTGTACCACTCTGGGATTGGTCGTGAATTTACTTTACCTTGCCAAGTAGCAAAGCCGCGTTTTGAAATGTTGTAATAGTTTCGGTAAGATGCAAGAGAATCTCCGGGAACTTTTACATCATCAGGCATTGCAGGTGTAGGTGGGAAGAATTCACCTTTGGCCATATTGTGTGGAGGCACATACAGAATATCATGCAGACGCGCACATGCATGGATTTTACCATAACGATAGGTGTATTCGTTGCACAGGTGATACCACATGCGATAGAGCCAATTGTAGTTGGTTCGATTTGCACGGCACCAGATAGCCGACGGATGATTGATGTGAGAAGCTTTCATTAGTTGTTTCTCACGTTCATCATTTAGACGCCAACGTTTGATACGCCGACCATTTTCAGTTAGTTCGGTGTATTCTTCGCCATCAAGAATGCGGTGTGCCGTAGACATGAGTTGTGCATACTCAATAATCATTTTGACAACGTGCTTAGACAGATGCATTTCTGCACAAGTTTTTGCGTCAGGATCAAGGTAAAAAATATTCATGACAATTCAATTTTGTTATTCAAAAAGTGTATTTTCTGCTGGACCTAATGTACGATAAACGGTTGCTTTACTCACATTAAATTTTTCCATGATTTCTCGTATCATATAGCCATCATTTCTCATTTGTTTAATTTCTTCTATTTGCTGTTCAGCCAACACTTTTTTTCTTCCAAATTTTATTCCTCGTTTTTTTGCCGTTTCTATACCATCAGCTTGATTTTCTTTACGTAAATCATTTTCAAATTCGGCAAAAACACTCAACATATTAAAAAGCAAATTTCCCACAGGTGTAGTTGTGTCGATGTTTTGGTCAGTAACAATAAGTGCGATTTTTCTTTCTTCAAGCATGTGTTTAATGTTTAACAAATCTCTCACATTTCTTGCCAGTCTGTCAATCTTCGTAACACATATGGTATCGCCTTCACGCACAAATTTCATCATTTTTTTGAATTGTGGTCTATTCATGCTTATTCCAGATACACGCTCTTTGAAAACTTTTTCACAATCTTTTAATTTTTCCAATTGTGCATCTAAATTTTGACCGACACTTGAAACCCTAGCATAACCAATTTTAGACATTTCTATTACCTCAATTCTGGTTCTTTTTCAAAACATTCAAAACAAACTGCATCATACTTTGGTCCCATGCAGGTGGCAATAGCACCGTCGCAATATCTACACAAAATAAATGCATGTGTCACAATTTGATCCTTGCGGGGACCATACAATTTATAGAAACCCTCGTCACGTTCAATGTAACCGATGTGTTCTCTTTCTTCATTCATATTTTTTGGATTTGTATGCGTTCTACATCTGTCCAGGTTTGAACTACAGTTCCTTCTCCATGGTTATCATGTTCCCAGACTCTATATTGCAATCCAACTTTGGTAATATTTCCGTTTTCGTCCAAAAATTCTGCCACACGAAAATCATAAGAAAGAGGCTTAGCAAACACCACCGACGACTGTGGAATTTCGGCTCTAAAAGAGCCACCTGGCTGATATGGCAAAGGTGGCATATTGAACGTGGTCGTTACAATTTGTGTGTTTAATTTTGTTGTCACGGTACAATATATCCTTTAACTTCAAGGTCTTCCACATCCATTTCAAAATAGGGATAAAGTATTGTAGCAGGAACCGGATCAATTGTCAATACCCGGTCTCGGATATTATCATGCCATTTACTTTCCAACTCAAAATAACGCCATTTGTACAGGAAATTAGCCCAGGACAAACCACGGTATTGATGTGAGCGACCTTGTTCGATGTATCTTTCATCGTTAGGTTCCGGTCTCTTGGCTAGATGTAGTGTGGTATTCCAAACACGACCGTGTGCAAAATCATTGATGGATGAACGATCTGGTAAATATTTGACAGCACGGAGGAAATAATCACCTTCACCGAAGCCATAGTGGAATCTTTCATCCCACATTCCAATTTTTTTGATTGCATTTGGTGTGTATGCACATACCATATCGCCCGCATCATCCGCATAGAAGTCCTGTTTTTCCATGACCGCAAGAAGTCTGATAATCCAATCTCTTTCCCAAAGAGTGTCGTCTTGTGCAGTGACGACAATATCGGCATCAGGATTTTTTAAATCACGAAAGCCATGAATGATGGCGGTATTCCACATACGCGCCAACATAGCAGTAGCAAAATCAGGTTGTGCTGCATTGTGTATTACTTTCACATGCGCCTGATAAACCGGATTGATTGAAAAGTTAGAATGATTGTTGATTACATTCACATGTATATCAACTCCTTGTGGTAAATGAGAAAAACCCTCAAATAGAGTCGTTAGATTTCTATCGAGGGCTTTCTCATCTTGCCAAGTCAAAATATAAATTTTGATTTTCATATCACCAATGACGTATTACGCCAGCTATAATAAACATGTTTGTAATTATGTAACTTGCAATGATGATGGTTCGAATGATTGCAATTTTATCTGCTTCACTGTCATCGTTGCTGGCCTTTTCACCTAGTGATTTAGCCCATAGTCTCCACATTATAACATCCTTATAAGTCCAATTGTGTCAATTGTTGTCAACAAGATATAGTTAGCCAACATGCCAAATGATTTGCGAGTAAATGCGGCCCAAGCATACAAAGCACACCCAGTAATCCAAATAGGATAGAGTGTAAGCAAAGGAGGGTTGGGTACTGTGAGAGCCATGGTGATAGCACAAGCGATACTAATGCCCCAAGCAAGCAACTCAACACAAAAACGAAAACGATTAGAGTTCCAGTCACTACGTATCCAGTCAATAGTTGGCTTCAAAATATCAGTTAGCATCGACCATCCATGTCTACTTCTTTTCTTTCATTGGTGTAATATTCTTTCACGGGAACAATTTCCAATTCGCCGTCAATTTCATAACCACAACCACTCAAGAAATTTTTGAAGTAACCCAACACATCATCAAGTTGGTCTACTTCAAATTCCATTGTAGTCTTAGGACTCCCAAAGCCTACGAAACTTGATTCAAATTTAAATTTCATTTTTTCTCACCAAAAACGGGAACTTCCAATTCAACGCCTTTGCCTTCTTCTTGTGGTTTTACCACCGACACAGGTTTATCTTTTTTAGGGAAACGTTTCTGAATATCATCAGCAGTTACAGTTTGCATTGCAAATTGTTTGAATTGTTCATAATCTTCTTTAACCTTCAGTGTTCTAACACCATTTACGGATGCAGAATCATTGAAACTTAACACACAACCGCCTGCAATCAGTGGTGCAATTTCCAACACCATATCCAAGTTGATGATGACTTTACATTTTTTTTCTTCACTTGTAATTTCCACAAAAAGTGACATAATTTTTCTCCAGAGTAAATAAATAAAAGGTGCCAGTCACGATGCGTCAACATCCACTGGCTCTATGTCTAAGATTTTACAACAGGAGACACAGCTTGTCAAGTATATATTCAACAAAATTTTATGTCTATGCCTACCTGCGTGAAAACGGTACACCTTATTACATCGGTAAAGGTACCGGCAAAAGAGCATGGAGACACTTTAAAAAAGAAATAAAACCACCGAAAGATAAAAGTAAAATAGTCATATTGGAAAATAATTTGACTGAAATTGGTGCCTTTGCATTAGAAAGGAGATATATTTTTTGGTATGGCAGAAAAGATAAAAATACTGGCATACTGAGAAATAAAACTGACGGCGGTGACGGTGCTTCTGGTAGAAAATTTAAAATGACAGAAGAACAAAAAAGAAAAATATCCAACGCCAAAAAAGGTAAAATACCACCATGCATTTTTATCCGGCGTTCATATGAAAATTCCGGAAACCCAAAATCCAAAAAATGTATATCACCTGATGGAAGAGTTTTTGATTGTGCTAAAGAAGCCGCAATTCAAATGAATATTGGTGTCAAGGCATTACAAAAAAGATGTAGAAATGGTGCAATGGGTTGGTCATATGTAATTGAAAACAACTAACAAAACCAAAAGAAAAACGCCGGCAAAAAGGAAAAGTTTTTTCCTACGCCTGCGTTTTTCGATTTCTTTGTATAACTTCACCTGATCCAGAAAAAATTCAAAATTATCCATAATGTAGCCATCTAATGTGATGGTATATTTAGCAGTAGAGTCGGGTGTTAATTATACGAGAAATAATTTTTATTTCCTGTTCCGCTAACTTATAGCCAGGAAATCTTAGTAGGACATTTTTCCATTCACTTTTTAATTTCTTCAACTCACTTGTAGGTAAAGAAATTAAATGTGAAAGTTTCCTGTCCATCATATCATCAGTTGAAACTTTTAAAAGCGGTTTTCTCCACTTGGTCTTTTACATAAGAACCAACATCTTCAACTGATTTGAGAATCTGTTTTGTGAATGTCGTTTCTGCATCAACGAATGAATTAAGAGTCTCACGCACCTTTTCTTCAGTAATGAAAGAATTAACGAAGAATTTCTTTGAGTTTTGAACTGTGTCGATAAATGTGTCGTATGCAAACATGGTTTTCTCCTAAAAAAGCGAGGTTAAAAATAGAAACCCGATTGGCGTTTCTGTCTCTATTATATATGCTTTTTATGTTGCAGTGCAACATTTTTTTCTAGAGTGGCAATACTAAAATGACCATCCACGTTTAAGAAATTTGTCTGTGCGGAACCGATTCGGTTCAACATAACCAGTTTTCACCAATTTTTTGTTGTGAATTGCATCCATCTGTGCAACAGAAATATGAAATTTGTCGGTCATTAGATCGTAATATGGCAGACAATGCACAAAGTCAAAAGTTTTTCTCATTGACTCATAATCTGCAATGGTAATAAACTGTGCTTTGTTTTTCATGGTGATTGCATTTGCAGTAATTATTTTGCCTAAGACACCGGCATCTTGACCACCATAGTTGTCTTTATAATCCGCAATGAAATCACTATATCTCGTGGGAAATATTTTTGCTGAAAAATTTGCATCTTCCGGTGTTTTAAACCAAAAGTCATAATCGTTTACAGGTTCATCGTGATACAAAGAAGAAATACTTGAACCAGACAATACACATCTTAGTCGTGTATGTTCAACCAAATCTACAGGCATCCGACTTGGCTGTGAAATGTATACTGCATTAAAAAGAACTTGAATGTGATGTTTGATTTTGTCTTTCAAAAATAATGCATTATCTTTAAAATTATCAATTAACATAATTGTATTGTATGTGTCGTTTACATTCATTGACCGAGTGACATTTGTGACCATTCACATAAATTACTTTAGGTGAATACACAAGAATTTCGCCAGCAGACATTTTCAGACGGTAGAAAGTTTTACCTTTCTTGTCAGTCTCTTTGCTTTTAATTCCGGAATAATTGTCTGCGAGACCTGCCCACATGAGCATTTCCCGCAGTTCATCCGATACGAGTTTTCTAAACCAATTTGCATTCATATTCACATCATATCATAAAAAAATTGCATTGGCAATCAATTTTCGTTTAGGATTTTCCTAAACTTTTCAAACTCATCTTTTTCCAGGAAGAATTCAAACTTTTTATGCAGACCATCGGGATCTTTAGCACCAGAAAAATTGGTCAAAAATACCACATGCTTCATACCACGTACATCTTGAACATTCAAGAAATATTTGTAGATAGCATTATCACGAGAAATCAAATTCATCATACAAAACCCATCTTTCTTTCAATTGAATTTTTCAGTTCACGGGTATTACGCTTTTCTTTCTCAAAGAAAATATCCGCAATAGACCACTTGTCACGCTGACCATTCAGTTTAGTTCCAACTTTTACAGCCAGTTTCTCTGCCTGTTCTTGGTTCAGTTCCTTGAAATGCACAATGTCATAACAACGACCAGGACGCACCAATGCAGGATCAATATCATTGATAGACGGCAGGTTAGTTGAGAAGATAAGTTTCTTGTTGCGTGTAGTCACAAGACCGTCACCAACATTCAGAAACTTATGCATCATCGTATTGCCCTCTTTACGTGCCTTCAGAAACATATCTGCATCCTCAAGCACCATCATAGATTTATCACCTTCGATAAACTGTGCGAACACATAATCTTTCTCCAAAACTGCTGCATCATAAGATACAATAGCAGAAGATTCCGTATGTTGCAGCATACCACGAATGAACGTGGTTTTACCAGTACCTGGCGGTCCAATCAGAAGAAGAATAGATGCATTCGACTTCATAAAATCATCATAGTAATCTGCGAGAGATTGACCATTGAGGAACGGATACATTTCTTCCACGGGCATACGCTCATGTTGTAGCGGAATCTCAATAGATGCACCATCATTTGAATACAGCCATTCGATATGGTTAGTAACGAATTGGAAATTCTCAGTGAAAAGAGATTGATATTCATCACCAAATTCTTTATCACCAGTCAGTGTGATATTGATATGCGTAGAATGAATGCGATACTGCAACCAATTCATTCCAACATCATCGAACAGATAGCCGGTGTCCCTACCCACCTGGACGATACGGAGGTCATGTTGCAGAACAGGAAGAAACTCCACCCATTCCTTGTGTGTACAATAGATTCCAAAATCACGTGTGAAAGTTTCCAGGTTTGCAGAATTACGTGCCTCTAGAATCTTAGATTGAAAGAGATCCGTAATATCAGACAGACCAAGGAAAATTTCATTTTGTGCTTTGTTCATAAAGTCATAACCTCTCAAAGTATAATGTTTCAGCATTTTTCGTTTTGTGTTTTTTCGCACACGAACACGCCGGCGAGTAGTTCGGTAACCATCGAGTGCAATTGCTGCATTGATCCTACGTATAATTGATTGTGCGTTTTCGCTCATTTTTTCGTTTTTAACTTTGTCAAAATTCTAGAATCAATGGCACCAATATTGTTTAAATCCTTATCTGTATAATCATTTTTCATCAGAACATACTGCATTGCTGCAATACGTGCGGATCGTTTACAGTCAGATTTTACTTGAACCCATGGGCACATGGCAATAGAAGTTTCTCGGAACATACGTTCTTTGGCTTCTGTGTACTCATCCCATAAAGTTTGACTCGCTTTATCCACCGGGCTCAGTTTTCCAGTTTTAAGTGGATGTTTATCTCTTTGTTCAAATCTTCTGTTTTGTTCATCCCGTGTTACGGAAAACCAAAACTTAATGATGTTAATGTTTGCTTCAACCCAAATCTTTTCAAGCTTAGGACATTCTTTGTAGAATTGGTTCGTTTGTTCTGGTGTACAGAAACCCATAACAGGCTCAACGCCTGCACGGTTATACCACGACCTATCCCAGAAGGTGATTTCACCTGCACGTGGAAATTGATTGATATAACGCTGCCAATACCATTCTTGTTTCTCCAATTCAGTGGGTTTATCCAACGCAACGACACGTGCGCCGCGAGGATTAATGTGTTCCATGAATCTTTTGATTGTGCCACCTTTACCTGCGGCATCACGACCTTCGAAAATAACTATGTGTTGGCTTTTGGTTTCTCGCACATGGTTTTGCCATTTGAGTAATTCAATTTGAAGCAGATACTTCTTACTTTCATACTCTTTTGTTGGCATCACCACGCGACCAGAATCTTCAAACTCAATTTTTTCCATCTAACATAAACTTCTTTAGATAATCTTCGACTTGTTCGAACTTTTCCATTGTAGACAATTTATCTTCAATCGCATACATTGGATCCAACGTCAGAGTTACATTCAGTAGCGGATGATCCTTTGCACGAATTGTGATTGTATATGGTTTATTTTTCTTTTCCATCTTTTTGGCCCTTTGCATTTTTGGATGCAGAGTTTATACCTTCTTCGATATAAGAATCTAGCTTTTGTTCGATCAGTGTCAGAACTTTTTTACCAGTTTCTTGCACCTTTTCATTCTCTGAAACCTTTTGTGTTGCATATGCACCAACCATAATATATGCAGTTTTTTCGGAAGGAATAAAAATATTAAGAATGGCGGCGACAATAGCCGTGATACCAATACGCCGAATTACTTTGTCTAGATTCGACCGTTTTTCGGTTTTATCTTTAATAGTTCTCTCTGAATCCCAACTATTAATGCTCAATTCAATTGAACGATACAATAACATGAATATTATTGACATTCCGCCGACCATCATAGTTGAGCCGAGCGTGAATGTCAATGGCGTCAGCAGAGAAATGCCATAAACAAGTAGAGCCAGATCCATTTTATTTCGGCATCATCAGTGCGTTGAAGTTGGCAGGCACAACAATTGTCTGTACTTTACCAGCTTTAATACCTTCGGAGATATTAATCATAGCTTGTGCCTGCATGTAAGCAATACTCTGTGCACCTTGATTACTCAGTGCCTGCATACGCTCTGCTTCCATCTTAGCAGTTTTAACTTCAACTTCTTTTTGCTTCAATTCGTTTTTAGCACGAACCAAATCATTAGCACTAGCAACAACACTGTCGGCAGGAACAATATTACGAATCAACACTTGACTAACAGTCAAGCTACCATCAAGTTTTTCATCAGTCAACGACTTTTGAATCTGTTCCCGAACAGCTTGTTCCATTGCTTGGCGACTGTCTGCCATATCCAATGCTTCATACTTTCGCGCTTCTTTGTAGATAGCATTGCGAGCATTCTGCACAATATAGTTATACATCAAGTAGATATCACCATTGTGTCGAGCATGAAATGCCTGACTCTTGGTACTATACAGCTCCGCAACCTGTGATTGATTAATATTATAGATAACAACCGCATCGAAATCTTTCATTGTGCTATTATCTTTAGCAACAGGCGTCATGTCGTCCAGTTTAACATTAACGTCTTTGATGGGAAAAGTTAGAACATCACCAATCATCGTCTGATTAAACGAACCAGGCAGAAGTTCACCAGATTGAACCTGCTTATCAAAACCAACACGTACACCAACTTCACCAGTTTCAATGCGGGTGCATCCCGTGGCAAGTACACCGGCGGCAACAAGAACTGACAGACTAAAACGTTTCATAAAACACTCCATTAAAACAAAATAACAATTACAGCAAGGACAGAAAAAGCCAGTATAGCACAAACGGCAGAATACGTCAAGAGTTTAATAAGTTCCCATTTTTCTTGGTTTGTCAATTTTCGAATTGTTGGAATTCCTACAAAAAACAATGCAAAGAAAACCAAATAAATCAGGAAAATGCGTGCCATTTTATACGCTTACAGCTTCCGTGGAGACCTCTTGTTCGGTGTTAACCTGTGCAGCGGGTGCTGGGGCTTGCACAACAGGTGCAGCCGTTTGTTTACCAACGTATCGACCGTCATCATTGAATTCATCAACATTCACTAACTGGTATGCAGTAACTTTGCGACCTTCTTTGTGTACCTTGATAATGCCACCATCCTTGCGGATGTTATAGATGTTTGTACTCAAACGATACAGTACGCCTTCTTGATCTGTTCCCTTAAAGACGGCTGCAATGTCATCGGGAGAAACGGGACGACCGCATTTCAGAATAGCTGCAATTTTTTCGTGGCGATTGATTTTAGTGTTTGTACGCATAATATATTTCCTTTTCAAAAAGATTACCAGATTCAATTATAAAGCAGTGGCTGTCTGGTGTCAACCATTGTTAGAACGGAATTTCTTCGTTCAGATTTTTGTTTACAGTTTTTTGTTCCGCCACCTTCTCGGCAACTTTCACATCAACCTTCGCATACAAATCAAGGAACGAAACCTTGGTTTCTTCATCGAATCGCGCAACGCACAATGCAATTGCTTTGTTGCGGTCTTTGAAAATCGAATATGCTTTCGCAATATGCACCAAGCGGCGAGTAGAAATGATTTCGTCAATACCACCTTCGCTGAATGTCTTACGAATCACATCAGCCCACTTGACAAGATTCTCCGCAAACTCATCATCATTGAGCATGGGTTTCAGAATCTTCAATTCAACTTTGGCATCAGGATAGTCCTGCTCAACAGTAATTGGGAAACGTTCCAGAAACGCATCATCAAGAATTTGAGACAGATAACGACCTTCTTCCGAACCACGACCTTTGGTGTTTGCAGTTGCAACCACGTTAAAGCCCTCGGCAGGATGAATATACTCACCAGATTTTTTGTTGAAGTAGGGTTTACCTTCAAGAATACCCTGCATACACATGAGTTTATTTGAACCACGGTCAACTTCGTCAATCAGAAGAATTGCACCACGTTTCATTGCAGTGATAACAGGACCATCACGGTACACCACGTTACCGTCAACAAGAGTGTTTGAGCCGATCAGGTCAGATTCATCCGTTTCAACAGAAATATTCACACGAATGCATTCACGACCGAGAACGGCACAAACTTGTTCGACCATCAAAGTTTTACCGTTACCGGAAAGACCAGTAACGAAAACGGGATAGAACATCTTCGATTGAACAATGTTCATCAGGTCTTTATAGAAACCGAACGGAACAAAACCAGGAAACTTCTGAGGCACTGCCGTGTCGGAATCATCATGGAGTTTCTTCTGACGCAACACATGCACACTTGCCGTTTGAACACTTGCAGTTTGTGCCATTGCAATGGTGACAGGTTGTTCCACCTGCTGCACCACTGCTTTGGTTTGATGAGTACCATCGGGCAGTGCCGGCAGTTTGTACTGACCGCGTTCTGCTCGGTATTCCTGCTTGGTGATGAACCAATAGGGAAAGGGAACATTACGTTGGTCAACCACACTTTGAATCTGGTCACGGGTGAGGATAGCACTCGAACCGAACATATCAGTTGCAGCCTGAACAAAAGCCTTCGCATTGCGATTCATAGAAATCTCCATAACAAAAACACTATTCTATCAAGTTGATTGTTTTTTGGCAAGTGGCCAAGAATAACGGAATGTGGAAGAAGTAGTGGTACTATTTGATACAACTTTGGGTTGATACGAATACCTCTGGGTATTTCCCCATTGACCATCACATTGACCATCGTGATAACCTTCTTCATAGTTGTTCGACCACACAATGCCATCGTTTTTATAATCACGTTCGAAATAACCATCTTCATAGCCACGTGCATAATCACCAGTACCAACTTTAGGCTCAGGTGCTTTCACACTATTTGCATTGTGCTGAACGGGCTTGGTGAATTCCTTATCATCGGTAGCATCAAGCCCAACCTCACCAACAACCTCATAGCGGCAGGTACGACCTTTAGAGTTGTTGTAATCCACGGGTATAGAAACAACATCACGCGGGTTGATTTTCACAATCACAAGACGGTCGCCACCGAAACTTTTCAGGTACTCCTGCGAACAGAAGTGTAGACCTGTCGAGCAGGTGTTTTCCGCTTTGTCATCAACCATGTTACGTTCCATTTCACACACAGAACCAACAGAGTTGTCAAACTTACCAGAATGAACGTCAGTATAGTCATTACGGACTTTCTTGTAAGCAAGGAAATGGCCATCGGGGGTGATGGGAAGATTGTTCTTCTCAAGGAAACCGTACAGTTCTTGCACGGAACGATAAGAAGGATTCTGCATCAGGTTTTCCATGAAAAGAATCATAGGCTCAATCGAGAAACCCTCTTGCAGCATTTCAATCATGCGTTTAGCCATCGAATGGTGGAACTCTTGACCTTTCCAGTACAGAGTTTCACCTTGAATGGAAACATTACCTTGACCGTAGTTAATTACAACTTTTTTCGGTTCGATAATGTCCTGAACCAGTTCCCAATCACCTTTCTTAATTGCGTCTTTTACACGCTCATACGTGATATGGGTTTTGGAGATGGTGTGAGTTTTATTACCGATCACCACGGTAATATTGGATCCTTGGATAAGAAACGGAAACATTTTAAATACCTTTCAGTTTGTCAATCGAATTGATATATTCTGCAACATCGGACGTATCACCATGGAAACGGTTGTAATTTGTCACATAGCGCAGCATTGGATATCTAGCATACATATTATCGCACTCTTTCCGCACTTTGTCAACATCTTTCGAAGGATCAAATGCGGAATCCTTAGTGTAAACCCTACACAGCATGGATACCACAGCCTGGTTCAGTTTCACCTTTTTAACATTTGCAAACCTTTCGATCAGTTGACGAATAGGATTTTTAACATCCAGTTTGGTGGCAAGCTTCGAACCCATCTGCATGAAAACCTCATTATCAATTGAGTCTTTAGCAAGACCATCGACAACAGTTTGCGGAATGTTTGAAAGAACCTTGGTAATATGATCCTCAATATTGATCCAATTCTTTTGCATTTTAATTGCATCAATATCCGCCTTACGGACACCGTACATATCCACATTCAATTCAGGAATACCCGAATTGATAAGTTCACCCAGAAGGGTATGTGCAGAAGTATGTGGATTCTTGGTAGACTGCATTTCAAATGCCTTCAGCGGAACATAGTAATATGTTTTCGTTGCATCAAGACTATGGAAATTAGTAGCTTCCCATGCATAGTAATTTGTATCACGGTAAGAACCGGCCCGCAGACGTTTTGCAAGTTTCAGAATCGAAACATTACGACCAACACCACCAGCGCGAGGCTTTACTGCCAGCGAAGATGCAAGAAACACAGAAGTTTCGGGGGGATTTTCGATAAATTCCAGAAACTCTTTGAATTTTGCAGGCTTAGTTTTATCTGCCGCATCAAGCACAAAAACAGTAGAAGTATTGCCTTTCATTGGCGTGGTTTTCCAGTGATACTTACTGCGCTCAGTTGCACCAATCTTGGTATCATTCTTCACAAAGTAAACATTCGGCTCAACCATAATGCGCCAGTGATTAACCATCACCTGTTTACGGCCATCGGGAGTATCAATATGCACATAACGAGAAACGGTATTCTCATTACGGCAAGTAGATTCATGCGAATACTTATTGAAACCACGAATCGAAATATTGAAATCATCCTTCAGCGTATCAACCGCAATTTCGAAATTGAAACTACGCGAATAGCTACCAGCAGTGTGATAAAGTTTGAAACCAGTTTTGGTCACATACTCCGCAACAGAATTGGTCCAAAGAGGTTCACTCGCCTTTTTCACAAGGAAAATAGAACGTTCCCATTTATTCGAAATAACATCAGCTTCTTTTGCAAGAACATCCGTCAGTGCATTTTTAAGCAGTTCAAGCTTTTTGCGAATAGACTCAATCGTTTGCGGGATATAAGACAGACCTTCACGGGAGGCTTGGAAATCCAGTTCACCAATATTGAAATGCAGTTCAAGACCGCAATTCAGCAGCTTTTGCAGTTCACCGAGAGCATTATTAGGCACTTCAATCGGATATGCAATGTTACCCATGATAGCACGGGACTTATTATTGTAATTGCGATTGGCGAGCGAATGCACACCGGGGATGATATCCTTGGTACCGTATTCAATATCTTCAAACTTGAAGTTGGAAACACCACCGACACGAGGTTTCAGACTGAAGTGTCGATACACATAATATGCTTCTTGTTGAAACTTGAAGAAATCATTACGGTCATTAACCGCAAACTTCACTTCAACACCAGCAGGTTCATCCGTATTTTCTTCCATCATCAGTGCGATAGACGGTACACCAGCATCATTAATAAATGCAGTGTAAATGCCCTTACGACCATCTTTAATAGCCGTCACGGTGAAGTTATCAGTATACGAAAACGGAGATTTAGAACCAAGGCCAAGTGCGCCAATAAACTCATTCGAATTAGTTTTGGTAGATTCGAAATATGTGGTATAAATGTTAGTAACCTGGTCATGGTTCAGACCAGTACCAAAATCACGGATAGAAAAATGCGGTTCAAGTGCCGTGGGCAGGTGCACCTCAAAAGGTTTATCTGCACGACCGGCCGCAGCATGAGAGTCCACAGCATTGCAGGACAGTTCGCGCACAATAGCACGGATTTTGTTGGCGTACAGGCCAGACGACAGGATATTAAAGGCCTTGGCGGAGTTACGAATGCGGAACTCACCAATCTCGCCAACATTGGACATAACGGCTTCGGCTTGCGGTGCGGAATTCAGAATCATTACAAAAACTTTCAATCAGTGAATCAATGCGACAATTATACCAGAGTTGGAGAAAAAGGCAACCGTTGCGGTTGCCTTGTTGTTTTTATGCTACGCGGTGATATTCAGCACGGAAGTAGCATTCAGAATTGCCGCTAAAGTATTGCCGACAAAATTGTTTAGCATCTTCCTCATTGTCGAAATACTTTTCACCCATAGGACGCTGACCGTAGCCACGTTCATATTCCGTCATGGTGACTTTGAACAGGGGACCAGGATGTTTAACTTCTGCCATTTGGAACTCCTTTCTAACTAGGGTTCTAGTGTATCACGACCGATTAGAGTGGCAACCATTGTTGTTCAAATACAACAGGCATCCTTACCACTTTTCCTGTCAACCCTAAACAATACCATTGCGTTATCCATATGTGCCCCCATCAGTATGATAGGATCCATGTCCTAAAGTCCTTCTTAACCAAGGTGTATTCCTTAATTCCATAGGTCCTGCAATGGGTCCATGCTTCAAGGTAAAAGGGAAATTCAATCACATTAGTTTTCATTTTGTTTTCCTTTAAAGAATGTTTTAATACCACGTGCATCCCACAATGCATTATGTGGAACATACGAAACATAATCAATGCCACGGTTCAATTCAAACTGCACTTTATGTGCAGTGGGTAACATCTCACCTGGACCAGTAATCAGTGCCTCACAGAAATACCGAATATCATCAGGCCAATCTGCTACAATAGTACATTCACCAATTAGAAATAGATATTGTGCCAGTGCATTTTGAAACTCAGTATAAGTACAGGGCAGAAGAAACATATGTGGTACCACATTTTCTTTCACCCATGGGTCTAGTTGACCAGTAAATTCAATTTCTTTATAGAATTCTGGTAGAGAATCATCTTCAGGCACTAATGCCATGGACATTAGTTTACCGTTGAAACCATTAAATTCGGTGTCAAGATAAAGTTTAGTCATTATTCGTCCTCCGGATAATCATAATAACCAACAATTTCACACATATCCGCAATTAAGTTTGTTGCATTTTCATGCACCCAATCTTCATTTGTAGCTTCTGGACAAGAGATATGTTGTTCAGTGATAAATTTTGCAACAGTATTCCAGAGTTCCGCCATTTCTTTAACTGTAGGTTCAACATTAATCATTTCAATTCAATCCTTGCACAGAATTTATCTTTCCAACTACGATAAGCCAGACGCACAAAACCAGGTTCACTGTCTTGCATTTTAACTTTACCTGCCATAGTTCCGAACATGATACCAAAGCCGGCGACCACACCAATTAAAATTTGTGATGCTGTATTCAGTTCATGTCCCCAAAATAGCCAACTGAAAATGTTGGCCACTGAAACCAATACCCATATTGTAAGTGATACCCCACCAGCCAAAGACAACAGAAATAGTGATGTACCAAAAATTACATAACGAATATATGAACAAATATCAGTTGCAGAATATACACGTTCTTCGCCGAAATTGGCCAACCAATAGTGCCACGATTTTCGCTTCAATTCAATTGTTTTCATTATTCAATTCCAAAATGTTTTTTGATTTTATTGACAGAATCTGATTTACAATTAAACCATTCATCACGGTATGAATCTTCAGGTCCTGCCAGCCTGATACATTCTCTGATAACTAGTTCGGCGAATTTTCGTTTATTGAAAATTTCTTGTGGATAATCGTAATCGAACTCCACAACATCATGTGCTTTTCGAATCAAATCTTTAATATTTTCATTCATTATATTGTTTTTGCCTTTCTTTTTGTTCTTCAAAATGTTCATCGCATAGTGTTTTCATCCATGGCAGGTCTCTTAGTGTGCCAGGGTTACCACATACTTCGCAAGTATCACATGCCCATACTTCAGCCATTGAAACTAGACCGTCAATGAAACTGTCACCGCCCGAATAATAGAATCGAAGACCGCCAAACTTTTCTTTAACTTGTTCGACGGTAACCTGCTCTACACGTTCAACTTTATTATCGGGATACTTATCACAGTAAGAATTAACGTGGTCAATGTGTGCCTGAATCTCACGCGACAAAGCAAAGATAATATTCTGCCAACCAGGACCAACGTATACGTCACCGTGAGTATACATTAGCGGAAACTCAGCTTTCAGTTTTTCTACAAAATCACTCATTATAGTTCTCCAAATAGTTCTGAAATGTCATATTCAAAACGTGCTTTCATCCGATCAAGGGCTTCTTGTGGTACATTATGTACATTCTGAAATTGATTTTGACATAGAATCACTTGCGGCACGATATTAAAACACTTTGCAAGATCAAAATATGGCTTCAATTCTTTCTTGGTCGTAAACGTATTTGATACGACCACATCATTACCCAATTCCAAATATTCACGGGTTACACGTTGACACCATTCGTGGGCTTCTTTGATACGCGAAATATCAAAGTTGTAATTGCGGTTAATATCGTACCAAAACATATCAGTTTCAAGATGAACAAAATCATCTGAGAAACTTTTAGCGGTAGTGGATTTACCTGAACCAGGTAGTCCACGAATGAGAATTAGATTCAAAATTAACTCCAAGTCCTATGTGCCTCAGCCACCCATTCACTGCCATCATATTCACAAATGGTCCATTCCACACCATCGGGAATTTCCACAATTCGTAGGTTGGCACATTCACCATTTGCATTAGTGCCGAGAGTTTCCACCACTTCAATCAAAAGTGGGTCAGCACGGTCAATTTGACCTTGGAAAAAATCTTCATAATATTTCCAAGTATTATTCCATACGCCAGGATTCATACCCTTGCGGGCACAGTAAATATCAACTGCCTCCTTGGACAAACCAAAACCACCATGACAAGCATTAATAACAATTTTAGTCATTTTAAATTCCGTTTTTATATTTTTCGTTCTCTTGAATTGCTTGGTAGAATTTGACAATAATATCAAGCTTCGTGCTGACGCCAGACGGGAATATATCACCGAATTGCGTTCGCACCTGCACCATTTCAAGAATCAAATCACGGCACAGTTTCAATTCACTAGCCGTACCAATCTCATGTACTTCGAAATCGGACATTAGATATACCCCAGCACTGCTCCGATCGGTGCAATAAAGATACCAACGACACGCAGAACCAGCAGACCGGTAATATCATTGAAATTAGAATGTGCGATGGTGATAATATTGGCAATCCAACCATAGCAGATTGCAGCAATAACACCGAGCCAAACAACGGCACCAAAAAGGGTGAAAAAGTCTTTCTTCGTCATAATATACTCCTTAAATCTTTTCAACAACAATCTCTTGACTCATATCATCATTAAAGGACATATTATGATGATGCACTTTTACCAAACCCTTACGCGCAAGAGATTCACACACAAGGAAATTCATAAAGATACTCAGACGGTCAGCAAACTCCTCTGCCGTTTTGGATACATCGCAGCCTTCACCAGTCGCCAACATTTCAGAAATGAGCATCATATCTTCCAAGTTTCGCTCATCTTCTGGTTTATCAATTTCAGTAATAAAATGTTGCAGGTCACCTTCAGACATATTTTTAATAAAATCACCGACGACACAGTAAGGGTTACGCATCATATCGGCAGCCAGCAGGCGAGTAATAGCCAGCATTTCTTTAGAATGAACGATATTTTGATAATTCAGGTAAAAAGGTTCACCGTCTTTATATTCTTTTTGCATTTCCATTTTATTTACCTCAATTATTCGTAATCGTAATTATAATCATCGAAAGAACCATAGTCCTCATCGGTACCCCAACCAGCGGACGCCAGTGCATCAGCGTCATCCTCAAATCGGGAACCTTCCATCACCTCATCCATGGCCATATTAGCCTCTGCATCAATAACCAGATTTTCGGCCACGACCAACGAAAGGCCATATTCCGACATGATGGTTTTCACCACCTGGTCAAAATCCAAGCCTTGGTCATACAATTCACCGATATACAGTTCCAAATCAGACATTTTAGACATTACTATTACTCCACCGAGAGAAGAAAATTAACGAATCGAAACACGACCAATTGCACCAGCAGTGGCATTTGCCAAATAAGTGCAAGAAATCTCATCGCGCAAATTACCGCTGAGATATTCAACCATATACAACCAACCATTCATACTGCAACTCCTTCAGAAATAGATTCGATTTGTTCGTGGTCAAGGATAATGCGTTCGCGCACGGCACCGAAAACGGTGATGGGTTTATTCAGAACCACATGATGGGTAACGCGGCCGCCGTAGGTAACGCGGGACAGTTCTACTGTACCAGTCACGGTGTACATATTGAGGTACCGACCGGTGACGGAGAGGTTTTCAAGGTTCCATTGCATTTTGTGTCTTTCGCTGAATCAATGCATGAATTATGGCGGATGGAAGTGGATCTGGCAATGTGGAGCAATAGTTCTCCAGCACTGCGCTGGAGTTAGAACCTTTTACTTACAAAATCCTAGACGATTCCAGCGATTCGGAGCCATTGACCAAGGGCCAGCATGAGCCCAAGGATTCCGATGATCCTAGACTGCGGGTTGCTGCCCCATGTGGCAAATACGCCGCCAAAAATTACCAGATAAACGATTATCACATAATCGAGCACAAAATATTCTTTCATTTAATTTGACCTTCTTGAATCATTTGCTCAAATGTATTGAAAAGAATCTCAAATTTCATTTGATACAATGTCTGAAGTCCAATAAGAATATTCAGCAATTCATCGTGTGACATATCACGAATATCCGTAATTTGTGCGATTGTTTTAATATCATCACAAACACCCCAGCAATCCATAATTTGCTGTTCAAAAACGAAACGACTATTCACATTAACCCCTTATTACATACCAAAGAAAAATGAATGCTGCCCTAAAAGAATGCAGCATTCTCTTGAAATAATACACACGATATTTCAGTGCATTCATATTAACCTGCAATAGTATACTCTGCCAAATCTTTCCAGTTTGCACCAGCAGATTTACGGATTTTGGTGACTTGAATCAGAGTGCGAAGGGACAACTCTTTAACATTATCACGCACAGAATTAATCAAATCAAGGGCGTCTTGTTTGATTTGTTTAGCAATCTCGGGCATAAAATCAGGCTGGTCAAGCAGCCATTGCATACGCTCGATTTTCTGCTCCTTATTCATAGACAGGTCAACTGCCATAGAACGGGTGATAATCGCTTGGTCAATCTTATCCGAGCCGAGATTCGAAATAAAGATAACACGACCTTTGAATTCAAAAGTAGTGGGCAAATCTTCATCACGAATATCCGCACGCCAAGAGATAATGCGCTTAGAATAAGAATCCAAAGCACCTTTCAGAAGGTTAAGAGAAATGGGGTCTTTGAGAACCGAATCGCAATCATCAAAAACAATAACGCCATCTTTATTCTCATAAAGGGTGCGATACAGACCTTTGGGCGTAGAATAACCCTTGATAATACGATACGATTTTTTAGTATTGAGTTTGTCGCCGACTTTGAATTCATCAAGCACGGTAACGTCCTGCATACCATTTTTGACCAATGCATCGGTCACGGTGTGGGATTTACCCAGACCGCCAGGACCGCAGATAACCACGGACGCTTGGTCGCCTTTGCAAAGCATGGCAACCATATCCGAAACGAAACCGAATCGCTGGTTAATCGAAAAACGCGAAGGAGCGACGGTCTCTGCCACGGGTTCCACGCCGCCAGCCTTCATGGCCTGACGAACCACGTAGTCCATGTGCGCCTTGGACGTGCGCTTGACCAGTTTACCGTTAATCATGGCCTGGTACTTACCGTTCACAAATTTGACTTCAATCATCGTTCACTCCGTGTTAATCAATCAATGCATGAATTATGGCGGACGGACGCCAATTTGTCAATGTGGAGCAATAGTTCTCCAGTGCCGTGCTGGAGATTGCTAAAGTATTACTTTTTGCTTTCAGTGTTTTTTATAATACGAACACCAAAACCTAGACTCATTTTCAGAAATTCAGACCAACATTGTGGACATACTGGTTTATTATCATAAACTGGTGCAGGATGTGTATTATGTGGGGAAAATGCAAATTCAAAACCACATTTCACACATTTATATGGTGCAGGCATTATGTACATTATTTCTGTCTTTCACGAATACAGCTATAAATGTCGGACATTTGCTCAGGATTTAGTTTAGTAACAGCAATCCATTCTGCGCCATTAGTCCTCATGCACAACCAACCCGTGCCAGAAATTTTATATTCTATATTCATCGCTGCACCATTAGAAGAAACTCTTTATATTCGACTGCCAAGAATTTGGCGTCATTCGGGTGGCAATACACAATGCCATCAAATACTTGCCAAACATACTCGCGGAAATTATGAAGGCAATAATCAATAAACCCATCAATGGGCAGATTATAATCCTCAGCAACATAAACCAAATTAGTTTTGTAAAACATATCAACCTTTCTTTCAATCTATGTGTGGGATTCTACCACGGCTGGTGGAAATGGCAAGTGTAGTAAAAAGTTCTCCATCCTGCCGGTCAACTATTCATCATAACCCTTACCAATACCAATATAAATTCCAAACTTAATTAAGTCAATTTTAATTGACCACTCATGTTCGCAGTTATGACCAATAAAAATACCCAAATTAATATAATTAGATTCAAACCAGTTGATGCGAAACTTTTCACCACTTCCCATTATTTGGCTCCGAAATGATTTTTAATTTGAATTGCAGCGTGTTTATAGTAATTGTGATTGCCATTGGTCTTTTCGTGCATATCCAATAGTTTACCACAACATTCATCAATAATCAACTCGGCGAATTTCTCCAATTCATAATCATAGAATTGCCAAACTGGTGGAATATGTTTTTTGGTGCCCATGGCGTGCTCGGCGAGTTCATAAATTCGTTCATTCATTTACTTTTATCTTTCGAAAAATCGAATATCATACCTTTGAGAAAACCCTGCTTGAAAGTACCGCTCGGCGCAAATAACATATAACCTATAATCAATCCCTGAAACGTACCGAGAAAGTAGAGAAAAGCCATCATAAATGCTTCCATTATTCAACTCCGAAATGTTCTTTTAGATGACGTTCTTCAATAATACCAAAACTTTCTACGCCGCGCTGATGCAAATGCATTGCACATTCCTTGATAATCAATTCGGCAAATTCTTGTGGGTCGAAATAAGTATGCAATTTCAATACATGGAGTGTATTCCTATCTCCACCGGCTTTAAAGAATAGTTCATAAATTCGTTCATTCATTTGAATAATCCTTTACTGTGGGAATATCTTTCCATTCAGACCATTGCATATTCTTCATAGTATCTGGAAATGGACCATTACCAGCATATACGTTCATATCAATTTGCTGCCTTTGTTGCAATACCTTTTCAGGACCATCCCAACCTTGGCGGATAAACCAACGTAATTCAACCATTATTCAACTCCAAAATGTTCTTTGATCTTAACTGCAATGTCTGCCAAGTAGTAATATAACGTGCCTTCATCATGTAACTCACTGCCTTCGCTGTGTATATGAGCAATGTTAGCACATTCCTTGACAATCAACTCTGCAAACTTTTGCTCAAATGTGCGAATATATGAAACGCCGTGAGTTTCACATTCTTTATGTGCGTAGTTTTGCGCCTGTTCGGACAATTCTTTTATCCGTTCATTCATATTATATCACCACGCCAAAGCAAAAGCATAGAAACCGTTGGTATTATCACCTCCAGTTTCAATATGAACCCGCCGATTGCCACAATCACAACGGCGATTCCCGACTTGCCAGCCTGCACATTCTATATCATTTTCACCCAAATAATCATTGCAGTTTTGACCGTCAAATTCGACAAAATCATCGCCAGATTGTGCAATAAATGCATCAATAGCTTCTTGCTGCGTTTTGTAATTCATTATATCACATACTCCAATAAGTTTCAGACGCGGGATTGCAACACCATGGAGTATCCTCGGCAATGAGAATATACTCCTGGGACATTAGATTCCGCACCAGTTTCATACCTTCAACGGGATTTTGTTTCTGCCACTCCCACAGGTCATCAATCTTATTGAAAATGGGACCGAAAGTAATTCCAGTCACATTATCAACACATTGCCAGCCGCCAGCAACCGAAAGACACGCAAGATCAATCGCGTTAGCACTCATTATATTCTCCAAAAGTTTCACCAAGTTAACGACCACTCACATACTGCAAAGATTATCCATCTCATTAATGAAAATGAGATATGCCGAACTCATCATACAGGACAATTCACCTGCTTTATATTCAGTTTCCAGTTTCTCAATGCAATCTAGCATAGAGTTTGCGCCAATGTCAGTGCCATATGCCATGACCAAATCAATTGCTTCGCGGGTCGTCATAATCGTTTCATTCATTCTTCAACTCCAAAATGTTTACGTGCAACAAATTGAACATGCCAGCCTTTCATAGGCCCATCTTCATTAGCACCAACCCAAGGACATACTTCAGGGAGAAACTGTTCATATTCACGAATAATCAATTCTGCAAATCGCACGGCATCAAAACCAGTTTCAGATTCACACCGCTGCATCATTTCAAGAATAACGCCATTCGTTTCAATCATTTATTCAATTCCAAAATGTTATTTGATACCAAATTCGAACATAATTTCGTCGGCAATATCCTCATAATCCTCAACAGATACGCCTTTATTCGAACCGAAATAAGAATAACCTTCCATTTCTCGGGTATAACCATGAATAATGGAAATAATACGGTCACGAATAGCCTTTTCCTTATCAGAAATCTCAGTATATTCGGGAATATGAGAATACCAACGAGCAGACATAACATTACCTCCAATTACCGACGATAAACTGCAAAAGTAACTGCATCACTTTTCAGACAGGTAGAATGAGCATTAATCACGGAGTAATTAATACCACGGATAATACCTGCTTTAGTTTGAACACGATACCGACTTTCACCTTTATTATAACGATGAGAACGGGGACCACGATAACGCACCTTAATTTTAACGCCGTCAATTGCAAACAGGCGTTTAATCTCATCAAGATATTGCATGGGGATACCATGCATAATGGACTGACGATCAGAACCAGACTTATATTGTAGAATGTGCATTTTCTTTTTCCAATCAATTACCGAACCAATAAAGACAGTATAACAGAACCAGGGGAAATGGCAATGTAGATCGGAAGTAGTCCATCCGTCCGGTCAAGTTCTCGGCAGGTTCATTCTTCAACTCCAAAATATGTGTATACTGCTTCTTCCATACTGGGACCAAATTGCATTCCTGCTCTTGCGACTATCAAAGTTTCTTTGATAATCAACTCGGCGAATTTACTTTCAAATGCTTGAATATATGAAACACCATATTTGTCGTTTTGTTCATGTGCATAGTTTTGTGCATCATAAGAAAGTTTTTTAATTAGTTCTTCATTCATTTTCTTCAATTCCAAACTCTTTTTCCATACTCAAACAAACCTCACGGGCTTGATTTCGTGTCAGTTCCTTGTGGGGATATTTGTAAACAAAGTCGGAACATTCTTTGATAATCAAATTGGCGAATTCTTGTGGGTCGAAATAAGTATGCAATTTCAATACATGGAGTGTATTCCTATCTCCACCAGCCTTAAAGAATAGTTCATAAATTCGTTCATTCATTGTTTAAACTCCGATATACTTAGATGCTTCAGCATGAAGACCACGGTCGCCTTTTGTCATAACTTCGAGGAGAAGCCTTTTCTCGGCGAGATAAGTCTTGGCAAACCCAGGATCATACTGCATAATAGATTTACTATTAGAGATAAGATCAGCAAGTTTAATTGTCTGAGCTTCAGCAGGTGCATCCGCAGTATGAGCACGATCAATTGCTTTACGGTGTGCCCTATTACCGTCTTCAGGGCGACTTACATCAGTGAGCCAACCAACAAGGCGAGCAATATCAATACCAAACGCCATATGAATATCATTAAATGTGCAACCAGTATCTTCGACAACATCATGGAGCCATGCAGCAGCAACCATCTCATGCGTAGAACCAGGAACAGAAGCCACAATACTAGCCACCTCAGCAGGGTGAACAATATAAGATTCACCTGTATATTTACGCTTTTGACCGACAGCAGCATGAGCCGCCATTGCATATACTTGCGCCTTTTGTACAATATCCATACCAGTAAGTTCCATTGTAAAGCATTGCATGATTACTCCTTATTCCTTATTCCGTATTATCCGCAACAAAATCAATCTCGGTATGACTCAGAATCACCCGTTCCCGCATTGCACCAAATACCTCAATAGGGTTATCCAGAACTACGGTGTGTTTAATATCACCACCATATGCAATGCGAGACAATTCTACAGTACCAGACACAATAAACCTGTTCAGATACTTACCACGAACAAACATATTTTCAAGAACCCAACTCATTCTATATCCTCCAGAGATTGAATTTGAATGTCCAATTCTTCAGAGGACATATTAACCAAATCAGCGATAAAACCAACAAATTGGTCATTATCACCAATGCCAATATGCATCATTTTATCAATAATATAAACAATCTTTTCCGCACAATTCATACAAAATCTCCTAATCAATGAAGACAGTATAACAGAACGTAAGGAGAATGGCAATGTAGAGCAATAGTAGTCCATAGAAGAGGTCAACTATTGTCCAGTGTATGGGAATGCATGGGGAAGAACCAGGAATGGAATAGGAGATGATTGAAACCAAAGGTAGTAACCAGTGTAGCAAGAACCATGCGTGGATTGAAAATGAAAGTGCTATTTATTGCGTGCCTACCGTGCGTTGTCGCGGGACCTGTCGCAGGTATGGTGTAGCACCTTAGTCTTAGTTGCTGTCTGCGAGCCAGGTTTTTCCTCAACCAGCCACTCTATCACAATCCACAGCGGTTGGCAATAGGTTTCCTCTCAGAACCTCAGAGAACCATAGAGCCAGGCTATAGCATAGTGGATTTCCGACCAATAGCAAAGTAAATTTTCTTTCACCCAGCTGGTTGCCAAACACCAGTGCCATGTGATATAATGGACCAAACGTCTTCCGCTGGCGGTAGTACCTTAGTGTTACACGGTATATAACGTGCAGCCTCCACGTCCATCCCCGTGTATTGCCGTTCGAATCATTGTAGTGGATTATACCAGAACCGAACGGACTGGCAAGTAGAGCAAAAGTTCTCTACCTGCCAGGTGGGTCATTAGTCTAGCAGGACCATGTACTCCGCTGGGAAGTGGGTGCGGAACCAGTCCAGACCCTTGCGGACGGTCTTGTAGTCTCCGAACATCTCCGAGCCACGGATGGTGTCATACACTGCCACGGCGTCAGGAGGTAGGGTCACCGACTCACCAGAGAAGGGATTGGACACCAGCACCGGTGCATCGTCCAGGATTTTGCAGGGAAAGGGAAGGGTGCGAACGTTCATATTTTACTCCTTTATTGAACCACGTTGAAAGGACCTTTGCGGTCATATTTTTTGGTGAAGAATGCCTCCACCTTGTCAGCGGTAGGACGGAATGCCTCAGCCTTGCCACCGTACCAGCCTTCGAAGCCACCACGGTCAGGACGCGCCACGATGGTGAAGTCCTCATACTTGAGCTTGACCTTCTTGGGAGCCTTCGGTGCTTTGGGTGCCTTGGGCTCCTTGGCCACCTTTGCAGGCTTGGTTGTCGGTTTTGCCACCGAGGGCGTTTCCGGGACAGCCTGAGGTTGGACCTGACCTTTGAGGTGAGGCATGATGGCTTGGAGCCGCTCCACGTTGGATTGTGCATACTTGACCAGGTCCTCACCGGTCAGCCCTTTGGACGTACCTTGTACAATGTAGTCGGCGAACAGGTGAGCCTCAGCCTTGTCCTTCGGTTTGACACCGACGGACTTTGCAATGCGGAAGTGGTCGGCAGGCTTCAGGGTTTTGAGGTACTTGACCAGCTGGTCGGCAGAGGTGAAGGTGGTTTGGATTTCCATGTGAGTTACTTTCGAATGAGTCAATTATACCAGAATTTTCAAGCCGTGGCAACCGTCAGGCGGATAATTTTCGCCATCTTACGACCGTGGGCGGGGTAGCCGATGACCGCCACGGACTTATCGTAGCAGGTACGGCAGGTCAGGCACTTGCCACCTTGGTTGTATGCTGGGCAGACGGAAACACCACCGGGCGCGTTTTCCGCGTCGGGAATGATGGTAGAGCCATGCACGCCAGGCGTATAGGAACCATCCACGGCATCGGAAGAGAACCGAACCATTACATTGTCCAGCCGTTGCATGGCTGCAATGATGGGGGCAAACTTGGGGAATTTTGCCATGCGGGTGGGCAGCCAATGCTTGGTGTTGGGCGTACGGACCATCACCTGGTAGATTTTGGTTGCCAATTCCAGGGAGTACATATCCCCCGAATCGAACCAACGGAAGTGGGTGTCCTTGCTCAATTGAGCCACCATGGCGTCAACCCAGCCGTCCTCTTGCCATGCGGCTTTATTGTCAGCACGGACAGCCTTGACGGCGCCGAAGTGGTACATGCCCGTGGTGGCGTAGCAACCAGAGCAGGCCGCAACCAGTTGGCCGTCCTTGCCAACCGAACCGGGGCAGGTCTCAATGGCTTGGAGGGACCAGGACTTGGTGCCTAGCTTGGAGGTCTTGGAGAGTTTGTTTTTCATCATGTGGTGTATTCTACAGGTTTCCTAGGTTCTGTCAACCAGTCCTTGGATTAGTTGACCGGATTGGTGGGTTTCACCGTCACCGTCCAGCTGGAGAAGGAGAGACCGACCATGGTGTAACCATGGGCTGCCAGTGCCTTGATTAGGCGCTTGGCGATAATGTTAGCCATGGCGTTCTCCGCTTCGGTGCGGTTGATTGACGGCTCATGCAGGTGCATATCACCGGCATCCTCGCAGGTGAAAGGTACAACCAGCACCTCGCCCTGGTAGGCGTCCTTGTACGGCTTAGCCGCTTTGAAAAGAATTGCGTTTTTCATGTGATGGAGTATACCACAACCGAAGGGAATGGCAACCAACCGATCATTGGAATTTCCTATTGATCCTGCGGACCCATAGTTGCGGTTCTAACGCCCAGCCTCCACGTCCATCCCAGTGCCTTTCGAATGGTCCTATTATACCAGAACCGAGGACCCCGGCAACCAATACCCTACCGCTCCGCTGGAGAACTATAGTTCTACATTGCCATTTCCTCCGGTTCTGTCATAATCCACTCCATGATGAATAGCAAAACAAAACCCTATACCGAATCCGTTGCAACCCGTCTCCCCGCTGGCCTGACCAGTGAAAAGGACCTGTGGACTGAAATCTACAAAATCGTGGAAGCCGACCTCGGCAAGAAAAGAGCATTCTACATGATGAACTACAGTGAGGACTTCTTTCCTGATGTAATGCACGACTACAAATACCTGTAAACTCTTGAAAACGAAAGGTTACAAAATGAATCGCATTAGCCAAAATGGTTGGACTCTCCGCCGCTCCAACAACCAGCCGGTGCTGGTGAATCAGGCAGCCATAAGCTTCCGTGGTGACATAGCCACCATTGTGGGTGGACGCCCTCCTACCCACTTTGGTTCAACCGGTAGGGTCTGGACCAAGGCTGGTGGGGAATACTTCCCTTCGGTCTTTGACCTTGAGTGGGTGAAAGACTAACCAATCCGGTCAACTATCCGACGGATGGTTGCCAAATCCTCCAGACCTGTCATAATCCATTCCATAGTAAATCAACAAAGCAAAGGAAACAAAAATGTCTCAAGGCTACAATGGCTGGACCAACCGCGAAACCTGGTTGGTTAACGTTTGGTTCAATCCGGAATCCCGTGAGGATGTGGAGGATGCACGGTCCATCCTGGAGGAACAATATGATTCCATGACCGATGGTCCCCTGAAGGACATGGTTGCCCTGTCCGAGGTGGACTGGGACCAGCTGCTGGAACACTTCGAAGAGGAAGAGGATGAGGAGGACGAGGAATGAGCGTAGTCCGTAACCGGTTGCCCGGTTCAACCGGGTCCATAACCGAGCATTGGACCTCGGAATCACCGCAAGCCATCCAGGACCTGTTCCAGCAGGAGGTGACCAACTATCCTACAGGTGGTTATGGCACCATGCTCACCGGCATCCATGCCGATCCGACCGGTCTCCTATGGCATGCCAGGTTCTATCGCATGGCATCTTGCGATTGAAAATTCCAATGGCAACATTCTTGCCATTTCCTCCAGCCCTGTCATAATCCATTCCATAGTAAATCAACCGCTGAAAGGAAAGCAGATGAGTGTAATCGACAACCTGATTCTGGACATCCAGAAGGACATTACCGAAGGTCGCCTGACCTTCCGTGAAATCGCCGACCTGCGCGGCATCCCGTTTGACTGGGTGGATATGGTTGCTCTGGAGATGGCTCGCCAAGGTGAGGATGATCCGGAATACCTGGACTCTGACGCATACCTGGAGACGCTGGAATGAACCGCTACACCTTGATCCTTTCCAACGGTCGGATCATGGTTTTCTCGGTGCTGGCCTGCGCTGAGGTCTTCCAGCAGGCCCACGGTGGAACGCTGGTAACCCAGCAAACCGGTCAAGAATCCAAGGAACAGTTGCCAAATCTTCCAGTCCTGTCATAATCCATTCCATAGTAAATCACTGAGGACGACCAAATGCTCAAAATGATCTGGAATGACAAATCCCTCCTGACCATGACCGGCATCGCCGTGGCTCTGGTTGTGGCTGCCGTGGCTGCAACCATTTACAATGGCAACCAGTGGAAGGAATTCAGCCAGGAACATGAGTGCAAGGTGGTTGCCAAGCATGCCGGTACCACTGGCTATGGTATGACCAGCACCGGTAAGATGGGCATGGTCACCACTTCCGCAACCACTTCCTACCTTTGCAACGATGGTGTGACCTATACCCGTTAACCCAGACTTCCGGTCAACTATTCCCAGATGGTTGCCAAATCCTCCAGACCTGTCATAATCCATTCCATGATGAAAAACGAAACGAAAGGAAACCAGATGACTTACACCCCCGCCCAAGCGGCTGCCCTCCGTCACGCTGAAGTGACCCTGACTCGCATGGCTCAGGAAGCCGCCCTCCGCTACGCCGAGGCTCTGGTCAAGTACCATGCCACCCGTCGCTTCGAAAAGTCTGAGGTGGCCTCTGAGCGCCAGATGGCACGGGATGCATGGACCATGGTCCTCATCACTGCTGAGGATGTGAACCAAGCCGCTGAGTGCCAGGCTCAGCTCACCGGCAACCAAATTGTGAAGGAGCTTGCATAATGAAAACTTTCGCAGTAGAACTGATCCAGGCAGCCATCCTGGCCACCCTTTTCTTCGGTCCCCTCTTCCTCTACATCCTCTGAAAGGTACTACCATGGCAGCAACAGTCATTCCGGTTAAGGTCACGGACCGTAGGGTCCAGGAGCAATATGTGGTGGATGGTGCTCTGGTTACAATTTGCAAGCCAGCCAAGGCTCGGAAGTCGGAGAGGACTTGGAGAGGTGGCAGTAAGTGGTCAGTGGCTGGCTTGGGTGGTAAGGCACTGAGCCTGCGGAATGGCGGGCTGGCTAAGGCTAAAGGCTAAGCCTAACACATTGGTACTAAAATTTGGACGGCAGTGTCCAAAAATTAAACCAATGTAAGTAATTTTCGCCTATGGCCCAAACTCGATTTTTCTGTTTTTTATTTTCTGGGGCCAAAACGCATTTTTCGAAATTTAGCACACCTCTAAATTTTTTCTCCGGACTCCAGCAGGTTTTCGAATTTTCCTGGAGGACTCTCCTGCGTATACTTTACATTGTTTAGCACGGGTCTGCCGTTCTCTGTCTTTCTGCACCACGGTATGTCTGTACGTACCACATAGGTCCACTTATTGTAGTGCTGCATGAAGCTAATCATGTGCTGCGTACCTCTGGACTCTCCATCCCAAAATGCAATGAGTCCGTCTGCATAGACACCCATCTCTGCATTCCGCATAGGACCCGCTTTCTTACCGTGGCGCTTCCAGTCGGCAGGAAAGAGCTTGACTGGAATGTTGCGCTCCTCTGCCCAACGTTCACCCAAGGAGTCAGCGCCTGCTGCACGGCCAGAAACAACCTCAGTAATGTGCAACCACGGTGGTATCGTTGCAAGGTAAGCCCTCAAATAATCATAATCATTAAAATCTCTGGATCCTGCAATGATTACTCTGCTCCGGCTGCTGCTTCTGCTGCTCATTCTGGAATCATTCCCTGTGACTTAGCATAATAATAAATTGCGATACCGATGAGGTACAACACAACCTGCATCCAAAGACCGCGTGGGTTACCCCAGCTTCGGATGTTCCAAAGTACCCAAAGCATACCCAGTGCGAAACTGAATAGGTTTAGATGGAACGGGGAAATCGTCAGGAAATTCTCTAGTGTGTACATAGTCTCGGAGGCGCGGGGAGCGGGGAGTTCGCTCCGCTCAAAACTGTTAGTTAAGTTTCGCTAGTATAACACACAGGATGGAAAAGGCAAGTTACTTCTTGCGTTTCTTCGGTTTCTCTACGGATGCAATTGCTTCTCGGACTTCTTCTAGTAGCTTTTCGTCATCCCAGATAAGTTCTGTCTTACCGTTTTCGTGGGTAACTACGGTGAGGTGGTTACCCTTATTAATGATAGGATATTGTGCTGGTGCAGCTTTAGGTTTTTTGGGCATTTTCTTTTTCCTATTTAGATGGTGTAGAAAGTAAAAGGCATGTGAAAATGAAGGTACCGATTGACCACTCATATTCAATAATTAAGTATGCTGTACCTGCAAGCAGTAAGAAATTATACAGCAAACAAGCAATACTAAGCACTAGGTGGTGAGTTGTCTTTTCCATACATTAACATCATTGCGTCAAAAATACAATCGTCAATCGGATTGTGCTTGGTGATATGGAGCTTGGAATCAAAGCCAGGATAGTCCACATCAGTGTATCCACGTTCAGTATTATAGAAGATATCGATTGCAGTACGTACATCGCGCCAACGAGCGTAAGGGAAGATTGGATCAAGTCCCAACTGTTCTTCAATCGAATCTAACACAAGTTGATCTAGGTTACCACGTGCCCATACATGGGACATTGGTTCCTTGAATTGGGAAGCCCATTCGCGCATACGTTCATATCCGACTTCAAACGACACATCTTCATCGGATGGGCGGAAGGATTTGTTTTTAACATTCGTGCATTGCTTCTTCCACCATTCAATCGTGGAAGGTGACATAGACCGTTTCAGGCGCTTGCGTTGTTCTTCTACATCAAACTTCGCAAAGAATGCATTTGCGCGAAGGTCTTCATGTGAGGGTTTTTTGAGTGGATCAAAATGCACACATGCCATGGAAAGAATAATCGCATTAGATTCTTTCCCTAGCGTTTCAACATCAAATACAAACATTATGCGTCGGATAGGTCAAATTTAAAGATACCTGCAACACCATTGTAATGCACATCAACCACAACATCAACGGTATAACCGGATACACCGACACCGTTCGGGTTCGTGGCAATTGTTACATCATCAACATCTGGAAATTTCTCCAGAGTTTGCATGATTTTGTCCAGTTCATCTTTTTTAAGCTTGATCGCTGCCATCTTTCACTCCATTCTTACAATAATTATATAATTTCACAATATACGAAAATTCTGTTGGACAATGTTCCGGATCAGGAAGATTATCACCATACATTTCGATTAGATCATTTACAATGATTTCAATTTCTTCACTGGTCATTTCATATTAACTTGTCGTAGAACCTTGATATTTGAATCTGGTGCAAGATATGCATACACTCTAACAATTTGATCTGCCGTTTGGAGATCCTTGACCGTGGTAAAATTCACTAGACCTTTTTCAATGATTGCACCAACCAACTTCAAAGTGACACGGTGTCGAACTTGGTCTTTCCATGCTTCACTGTCTATGTTGGACATGTACTCATATTCATTAATACGCATTTCGGAGAAAACTAACTTACCACCAATGGCAAATTCTTTAATCTCCAAATTCATGTCAACGTCAAAAGGATCGGATGCTATCTGAAACTTATTGAAATTAGTCGGGTTTGTTGTAGACATTAAGTATACTCTCTTTCACAATAACTTTACAATATTCTAAATTAGCTTCATCATAGGTCGTAAACGTTTTGTCCTTCAAATTCGTATTCTCAACGATATTCAAAATGTCCTGGATAATCAGATATGCAAACTCTTCCAGACGTTCATTGCTGCACATTTGAATTCTGGCTCTAATGGCCATTTCTAGTAGTCGTTTGTTCATCAGTCGATCCATTCTAGTATTTCGAAATATTCGTTTACTCTACCCTTTGCATCATCTAAAGAAGTAGCTAAAACTTCTACGACGAGTATATCATCTTCAAGGTGCATTGTAAATGGACAATCGTTTGCTTTTTTGGAAGAGATTAGGTCACCAATGTCTACTTTACCACATACTGTATAGAACTTACCATTCTTTACACGATCCATTAAATTGTAAGTTTCATTATGTATTTCAATTACATCATCAAACCATTTTTCAGCTTCTTGTTGTGTGTCAAAATGAGGTGATAAAGTGGATCCGGAACTGGGATTAACCCAGAACCAGACAGCTTGTTCCATATTCGCTTGTCGATATTTTATTAAGTGTGCCTTGAATTGCTTCTTCTTTATCGTCATGTTGGTTGTTTATCTTTTTTAGAGAAGAACAACTGTATGGAAAATCTAGGCACTGCATATGGACTAATTGGTGTCGTACAATGCCATTCCATTTCAGTTGAAAGAATTGAACGATTGTATTTTGGAACAATGAATTGGCCATGTTGTGGCTTTACATCACCTTCCTGGAAGTTGTGGTCTGTCGTAAATGCAAACCAACCACCCCAATTGGAATCCCATTCTCGGTTTAGATAAATCGAAAGTGCATTGTAGTCTCTATAATCGGCATGCCAATTCACGCAGGAATTGGGCATACCAATATAGAACAGCGTGGAACGAGACCACGGCGAATAATCAATTTTACCGCGACTCTGTAACTCATCATAGATTCTATCGCTCAGGTTTGCAGGCATGACACGGCTTAGAATAGTTCCAGCCGTGGCATACTTTAGCGATTCGACCCATTTAGTTTGGTTAGAAGCCCAAACATCACCTGCCTTAGTTTCATCGTTCCATTTAAAAACATCCGAAATCAATTCTTCCGACAGTGTATCTTCATACAGATATAGCATTAAGCAATCATCCTAATAAAACGATTTAAAATAATACGAGAGGAGATTTTACCTTCTGTATATTTAGAGAAGGCACTGACCAAGCCCCTAGTGCTATTCGTATTAATTTTCATTTCTTCTTCTTCAGTTTCCATCGCAGTGGAACGAATGAGATAATATTCATCATATCCGAAATTCTCAATGATAAACACTTTTTCCTTTTTGAACTCATTCATTTTAGTATCTACGTCTTGACGTATTTTATGATAATCCTTATCAGTATAATCACCATAGATTTCCATAGCGGAACGAATACTACGTGAATCAGCAATGAAGAAACCCACTAAGTTACATTCTGCACGTTGTTTCAGCAACTGCAAAAGTGCCTTTGTTTGTTGTGCCGTATCACCACCATAACCACGTACAGGTTTAATCTCTACAGAAACTTTCGTTTTCGGATCACGAAGGAAAGGGCGCACAATGTTAGTCGGGCGGCAAGCAATTTGTTTCCTCATATTCGAAGAATAATCAACATAGCCATATCTTTCGGACAGGAATGAACTTTCACCGTCAGTCAAGAATGCAGAATTAACAATTTGCAGTTTATTCGCTTTCTTGAATTCTGGAATAATATCAAATGCAGCAACGATTGCATGGTTCAAAGGAGTACCACCGAGAGAAAGTTGCGCGGGGATACTACAGTTCGTAGTCAGTTTGCGATAACCAGTGCCATAGTCCAAAAGAAAAGATGCCATTGTCACATATTCTTTTGCAGACATTCTGCTAGAAAGCAAATTCAACAAAGAAAAGTTATACACATGAAGATCACCGATCTTAGGCTTTTGAATCTTTATTGTCGAGTCCTTATACCATTGTGAGGTGAAGGCATAGACCTCGAAAGGAATATTTACCTTCTTGCAGAACATCACAAGATTCAGCAACTGCTTGACGGTAGAATGAATATGATCCTGCATAGAACCAGACCAATCGATAAACATCACAAGACCATGTGATTTTCCATTAGGCACATTCGTGATACGCTTGAAGATATCATCGGTGAGTTGATAACTATGGATTTTATCCATGTTCAATTCACCAGTCTTGGCGACTCTTGCTCGACTTTGTTGGTCGGCGTTCTTGCGAAGTTCGAACTCTTTCACCAAATACGAAACAATTTTGTTCGTTTCATTTTTAAATTTAAGAAAATTGCTTTTCAGCTTAGCCGGATTATAAAAATCTGCAAATTCTTTCTTTTTATTGTGAGACAGGAATGCAGATTCGACTTCACGAAACGGAATGATGACCTTATCCAGATTCAGTTTTGGGATTTCACTGTAGATACAGTCTTTTTTTCTGTCTTTGCTGTAGAGATCCTTTTCTCTTTCTCGGAAGCTTTTATCGGTTTTTGATTCGATTGATTGTTCCTCTGAGCCCATTGTGCCGGAAGAACCGGGCTTACTCTTGTCACTTTCATTTCGCTTTCCTTCTTGTTTTTTCTTGTCGTCTTTTTCTTTGGATCCAGGTGCAGATTCGGCCGAGGTCTTCGACCCAGTTTCATCTTCGCTATCTTGTTCCTCGGAATCATCACCTTCGCTGTCATCCGGAACAGCTTCTTCTTCTTTCTGCTCCTCGGGCTGCCGCTTCATTTCGGCTTTCATGAATTCTTGGATTTTCTTGGCAACGATCACAACTTCATCCCAAGTTTCCGTAGATTCCACTTCTTCCAGAAGAACTTTTTCAGCATCGGAAAAAACAATGTTGTGACTTGCGCCACCCTTTGTGTGCAAGTTAATACGGTCAATGAAATTCATGGCGTTAAGGTCTTTACCTTTGACACCAAAAAAGTCCATTTCCATAAGTTCTTGATAGCCTCGGACAAACGACAGCTTCAGACCAGGGAATTTACGTTTGATTTTTTTCTCAATACGCACATCTTCACAGACATTTAGAATGTCCTTGTTGACTTTGTGGTCGTATAGAGAATCATGCCAACCTTGAGCAGGTGTTTCCAGTGCATGACCGACTTCATGTCCAAGCAAAAGATCATAAAGATAGCTGGAAAGTGCGCCGTTCAAGATGGGAACGGTCAAAATCCGACTTTTAATGTCGAAAGATGCAGTCTGAACGTTTCGTTCTTCTACGGTGAGATTTTCCGTAGCCATCAGACGAGCCAAATTTGATTTTGCTTCAAGTAACATGTGTGTTTCCGTTCAAAAATTTCTTTGTAGAACGTATTTTAACTTATTTTTTAGAAATAATCAAGTTTCCATCACCGGAAATAGACAAATCCCAAGGTATCGCCGACTTTCCAGCCTTGTGTTTCACAAAAACCTTCAGGAAAATTCAAAATTCTGTCGCCGGAGCCATCCTTAGTATCCTCGATGGTTGCATAAATCTTAGGATTGACCCAATTATGCACAACTTTAGACAATTCTGCGTGCCAAGAGATAATTTCATCGTTTTCAGGCGTGGTCATAGACATCCTTTCGATGTTTTGGTTGTCGTTGATATTTTGTTTCGATTTTATGACGAGAAACCGGTTTTATCGGCGTTCGACACACAGGTTTAGACAGATTTAATTTAATTTTCATTTAACGCCTCATATTGGAAATGTCTACAGCATCCATGTTGTTAAAAACAGGAACAGCATTTGATTTGTGTAGTGTAGCGATACCGATCATTTTGTCACCGGTATACACCTTACGTGGTGCAGCACCAGGCGCAACAAGGCCTGTATCAAGAGATTTGTATTTTTGCGTTTCACGGCCAGGCGGAGTATTTAACTTATAAACAAATCCTTGGTCACTGGACTTAATTTGTTTCTTTGGGTTATGCTTGGCCAACCAAGCTTCATATTCTTCGCGTTCCTTTTTGGGACGGAGTTTTTGCTTGGCTTTACGAATAGAAGTGTAAATCATCATAAGGTTTTCTCCACAAGTTTTACTATTATAACTCAGGAGAAAACCAATGTCAACAAGTTGTTGTTTTTTTACATCTTGGCGTATTTTTTAGGTTTTTTGCTATATGAACCATCATAGCCATAGTTATCATCTTCATAATCGCGCAGCCTCATTTTTTTAAGTTCTGCACTTTCACTTTTACGCTTTTTATTCTTGATGTAGTTTTTAGAATAGTCATATTCGTCATCGTCCATAATATGATCGCGTTGACGAAACTTACCAACAAATTTTGACACTTATTTAACTCCGATTTTACTTAATAAAAGTCTGAGCCGTTTGGACTTTATTCACGGCACGACACCTTCAGTGTTATCACGGATAAACTTATAAGTTAATCCTTTAACACCCAAATCTTTCTTAAAAATACCCATAATTACATCAGCTTCTCTAGGTTCAAGAGACTCTAACATAATCAATAATAGTTCTTCACGCTTTTGTTCACTCAGATTCTCTGCACTGGGATTACCTTCGAGGAAAAGATAAATCCTTCGCAGTTCTGCATTAATGTTTGAATATGAAACACCAGGCAATGTGTCTGGAGTTTTATATTTTTTCGGCTTGTCTTTCACCTTCCATTTAATGTCGGGATGATAAGCCAACTGAAGCACCTTCATTACTGTTGGTGTCCAGTTATTTCTGAGAACTTGCAACCTTTCTTGTTTGGTATTTGCGGCAGCAAATTCATCAAAAATTTCGTAAATGTTTTTAGCCATTAAAATTCCTCAATAACTTCCATTAGATTTTTAAGTTTCTTCTCCATGAAGTAATTCATAAGCTTCATGCGAGGAGCAGGTTTTGTATCATTATATGTAGCAATAATTGAATTTTTAATATCATCTGGAATATTTCTCAAATCAATTAGAGTTTGGTTGCGCGAGAAGCCAACACGTGCAGACTCATCTTCATAGTCGTTATATTCTTTCGACATAAAGTTGGTCATGCGGTTTTCAGTCAGAACCTTTTGGCGAACACCTCTGACGAATGTGTCACTAGGAGACATAATGTTAGGAATACCATCACCAGCATCACCAGTGATAATTTTTTGTTTAAGTTCGATTAGTGGTTCTTTCGAAACAATATATTTTTTCTGCGTGGGATTATATTGCTTGATGCTATGCTTCTCGTTTTTTCCATTGTACATTTGCAACTGCAAAAAGTCGCCGTCACTGGAAAGAATAAGAACATTTTCTTCGCGGACTTTCATTGGTGCGAGTACACCAATAATATCATCAGCTTCCGCACCTTCAACGTCAATTACCCTATACGGGAAATAAACTTTGAGGTCTTCCTTGAGATTACCAAGGATAGAGAAGATCATATTCCAGTCGAGACTGGAACTATCACGCGCTTTCTTGCGGTGCGCCTTGTAGAAAGGAAAGAAGTCTTTACGCCAATATTTCCTATTGTCGCAACAAAGAACAACTTCGCCATATTCTGCTTTGAATTGCTTAACGTGACCGCGAAGGATGTTAAGTGCAATATGGCGAACCAAATCTTCCTCAAGCTTTACATTTTTTTGACCAGAAATTTGGACCATCAGACCGGCCAGCAAAACCTGGTTCAAATCAACAAGAATCATTTTAAACCTTATTTAATTACTCGTAGCAATACTATATCAGAGTTTATGCGACCTGTCAAGGTCTGCTCAACTGCATTTATTTCAGGAAGTAATTTTTTGAGGATAATTTTTCCACCCTTTAGACAATTAGGTAAAACCGCTTCAGGTTTCCTAACCGTTTTTTGAATTGATGTGGCTTCATTGTAATTTACAATAGAAGTTCCTTTAACACTTAATCCCGAAGAATCGATGGCGTTATAGACACCGAGTTTTCTGGTTTTGGTATTAAATATCCAAAGTTGAGAAGCGCCCACAATGTTAGTAGGATCAATAGAAACAATCTTAAACCCATTATCATCCTTTTTGAATTGTAGTTTAGAAATAACCTTATCGACAGGTTTTGCTTTTACTTTTCTGGGTTTTCTTGTAGCTTTTGCATTATGTGCAAGCTTTGATGCATCGGAGATGATCGAACTTATCAGTTTGCTATATTCTTTCAGATGTGTTTTGGAAAAGTTTGAATAACCTTCTTTAAGATCCTCATCCTTTGTCTTTTGCACTTCTTCAATTTCAGAAAGCCGACCTTCAAAGAATTTAATGATGTGTGGAGTATGGGCACCTTTAACACCCAAACTTTGCATCAATTCATAAGGTTCGAAAACGGTGAAATCTCTAACAAACAAACAATCATCAATAGCAGCTTCAATTTCTGCAATATACTCTTTCGATTTCAGTTCAACACGTTCCTGTATCGAAATAGTTGGTGCTGTACTCTCCACGGGCACAGAAGCTTTGATTTTTGTTTTCAGTGTTCCAATAAATTCAGTAATCCATTGCTCATTCTTTTTAGACAATGGTGCACCGCGCAGTTTCATTCGGACAACGAAACCCAAGTTCTGAAAATGTTCATCAGAAACTTTTTCTAGGATTTCAATATCCGTTTTTGGTGCTTTGATTTCTTTGAGATATGAGAGTGTGAATGCTTTACTCTCTTTGGTGCTTGAATGGTAGTTGTACCAATTCAATGCTCTTGTTATAGATTCTTCGCCATTTTTCCAGGTGGGTTCACCACCTGAAATTGCTTTTTCGTAATCTTTTAATGATGTGTGTCTCATGTCAAAATGTTTTTGATAGAATCGATTCGGAAAGAACGCCATCCACCGTTTTCAACGTCCCAAACAGAGATTGTATTAGGATTTTCTGCTCTTGGCGAGCCTTCTGTCAAAAGCTGTTGTCCTTGTGCAACATTCACTGGCATATACTCAGGAATTAAAGTGCATTTCATAGTACGCTCGGTACCATCAACTTTTGTGAAAACTACAGTAGCCACACCATTTTGCAAAACTTCTTTCAACTCATGCTTGTTCATCATTTTTACTTTCCTCATAATATTTAATATTGACTTCCGAATATTCAGAAATTGTGTTAAAAGTTTCTGACATAAATTTTTCAGATGTTTCTGTCACTTTAGCTACGATGCCAAGGAAACCGTCATCAATCATTCTAGAAATATAATGTAGAGGTGACGTTAAGATTGCTTGGAATCTTTCTGGCATTTTAGGTGGGTCATCAGAAAAGATGATGATATCATAATATCCACCCATCTCATTTTTACCAATGTTTTCTGAAGGTATTTTATAAGAAAAACCTGAAACTTCCAAATCACCATTTTCGTTTCTAAGGAAGTTTATTCCGTCGTAATCTTTATCCTTTAACGGTCGTAAGAATTCTTTCATTAAATGCCTTAATATGTGATTTACGAACTCTAACCATTATCCACGTATTGTAGTAATCGTTGGATTCCAACACACCTCTATCAAATTGCTCTTTAGCTTCCAAATAGCTACACTCACCTCTGGATTTACATAAGTGAAGTATTTCTCGTTTGAAGGCTTCTTCACCTTGAATCTTAACATCATTTTGAAGTTCTGTGTTGGATCCATAGTAAGTTTGCCAGTCCGAAGACACTGTATACCGTTTTTTCTTTCCTTTGAGTATTTTAGTTTTTGCGGAATAAAATAATTTTTTTCCAACGTATTTTTTACCCGAAATGGTATTGGTGATAAGATAGACGAATCCATAATTATCACCAATATTTTCTTCTTTAAATACTGTATTGTTGTAAGTCCAATTTAAGTCCATTCTTCATTATCTTCGTCGAGTTCATCATCATCATCTATATATTCTTCTTCGAAGTTAACGATTTGATCGCCGCAAAATGGACAAAAAGTTGGTGTTTCATCGGAAACTAGTTCCTCCGTATAAGCAAGTTCGAATGTTGATTCGCAATTCTCACATTCTCCCGATACAAGTTTATCCGTCATTTAAATCTCCTTTATTTTTCTTCTTTTGGTTCCCATTTCATACACCAATAATTTGGCTTCACTTTAGCATCCCATTTCTTGCAATGTTTTGTTCCCGGAACGTAGTATTCACAATTACTGCACTTTTCATGTCCAGTTGAAACGTGATATTTTGGTGGCAAACTTTTTGGTATTCTAGTACCATCTGGATATTTTCTCTCCAGTGATTCTCTCAACTCTTTTAGTTTTAGTGTGCCCATACATCACCCCAATTTCCTTGTTGAGCACCTTTTGCATAATCGGTGGCTCGATTTTCAAAAAAGTTGGTATGTGTAGGTGCGTTAATCATTTCTTCAACCCATGGCAATGGATTGCGTTTAACTTTGAAAATACCTTTCATACCAAGACCAATCAAACGACGATCTGCGATATAACGAATGTACTTTTTCACATCTTCACTTGTCAGTCGTTCCATCTCAGTTACACCGAAAGCTAGATCAATGAATTTGTCCTCAAGTTCGACCATCTTTTCAGCAATCGTGTAAATTGAAGATTTTAATTCATCATTCCAAATTTCAGGATTTTCTTGAATGTAAGTCTTGAAAAGCTTCATCATATTTTCGGCGTGCATCGTTTCATCAACAATTGACCAAGTAACGATTTGTCCCATGCCTTTCATTTTTCCATTACGCGGAAAATTCAACAACATGATAAACGACGAGAATAGTTGCATACCTTCAGTGAATGCGGAAAACACAGCAATATGTTTTGCGGTATTTTCTTTTGTCCCGTTCGTATCGGAAATGTCCATGATGAAATCATGCTTGTCTTTCATTTCTTGATATTCAAGGAATTCACTATATGTGGTTTCAGGTAAACCTAAAGTTTCAATTAGGTGTGAGTATGCAGCAATATGCAATGCTTCACGCGCAGCGAAACCAAGAAGCATCATGCGTACTTCAGGTTGTTTGAAATAAGGCAGATAGTTCTTAACATAACCACCTGCCACATCAATATCACCTTGCGTGAAGAATCGGAAAATGTGAGTCAAGAATTTCTTTTCTTCCTCAGTTAATTTTCTTTTCCAATCCTTCTCATCTTCAAGCATTGGAACTTCCGAATGCAACCAATGAATTTGTTCATGTTTCAACCAGGCATCATAAGCCCATGCATAGTTGAAGGGCTTAAAATTGCTTCTTTCATCTGTTAGATTAGTTGCAAGTTTTTTAATCATTGTTTAACCATTCTTCTAGCTTAGGTTTTGCTGATACTCCAACAAGTCGTTTCATTTCTGTATTTCCATCCAACATCACCAAAGTTGGCACTCCACGAATGCCATACTCAACTGCAATGTCGGTTTTTTCATCAATGTCATAAACTTCGATTGGAATGTTTGTGTTGATTTCATCTAATGTTTTCGCTAACATCTTACATGGCTGACACCATGAAGCTGTAAATCTCAATACTCTTTTATCCATTTTTTATCCTTCGCAAGCTATACAATCGTTACCTTGAGCAATCTGTGACATATCTAATTCTTTAATCACTTCACGTTCAATTCGTTTAGAAACTTTATCTGCTTTAGCGAGTTTTTCACTACGGCAGTAATACATAGTCTTTAGACCTTTTTTCCATGCCATAAAATGTACAGCATGTATATATTTGATATGAGAATCTGGTCTAAAGAAAACATTCAAGCTTTGTGCTTGGTCAATATACTGCTGACGATCTGCTGCATGTTCGATAACCCAACGTTGGTCGATTTCCATTGAGGTCTTGTAAACTTCTTTTGTTATGTCGTCCATCCAGTCAAGATGTTGTACAGAACCATCATTTGCGATAATGCTGCTCCAAGTTTCTTCATACCAACCTTCTTTTTGCCGTTCGGCTTCTTTTTTAATAATCAAATCAAGATAACGATTTTTATTTAGAAAAGATCCCGATAGAGTATCTTGACGGTATGCATTAGCACGCCAAGGCTCGACACTAGGAGAAGTATTTCCCAAGATGATAGACGAAGAAGCATTTGGAGCAATAGCCATAAGATGACTAAAACGGAAGCCAGTGCCCACAGCATCGGGTGCTTCACCGCGTTCTTTACCGAGTTCAATATTTGCTGCATCTAGACCCTTTCTTACTGTTCGAAAGATTTGGTTGTTGATTGATTTCGCAATGGCGGATTCAAAGGATACACCTTTACGTTGAAGGTAAGCATGAAAACCCAAAGCGCCAACGCCAATGCTACGTTCGCGGCTAGCAGAATACTTAGCGCGAGATATACTGTCAGGAGCATTATCGATAAAATATTGCAAAACGTTATCGAGCATTTCTGCCACATCTCGTAGAAAAAGTGTATCATTTTTCCACTCATCATAGGTCTCCAAATTTAAAGAAGAAAGACAACAGACTGCGGTCCTATCTTTATCTGTTGGCAGAATAATTTCAGAACACAAATTAGACTGATGTACTTTCAGTCCTTTTTCTTTCAACCACGCTGGCAACTGTCGGTTGCTTGTATCAATAAAATGCAAGTATGGTTCGCCCGTGTGCATACGCAGGTCTAACACTTTTTCCCACAACATCTTAGCCGACACAACTTCACGCACTTCTCCGGAATTTGGATCGATTAATTTCCAATCATCATTTGCATCTTTGTCGACCATACTTCTTTCAATAAGTCGCATGAAATCATCGGGAATATTAATCCCATGATGCAAGTTCAGGCAACGCATATTTTGGTCACCTGTAGCTTTCCTCATCTCAAGGAAGGGAATAATATCAGGATGGGAAATATCAAGATAGGCAGCATAAGACCCACGACGAGTGCGACCTTGGCGATACGCCAGGCTAGATGAATCGTAAATTTTGAGGTGCGGCATAACACCAGTAGATTTATCATCCGCCGAACGAATACCAAAACCAATGCCGACACCGCCACCAAGCATACTAAGCCAATTAGTTTCACTAAGATTATCAACTAGACCCTCCGCTGTATCTTCAATAAAATTTAAGAAACATGAGATTGGCATACCACGTTTCGAGCGACCAAAAGACAGAATGGGAGTAGAATATGAAAGCCAGTGCTTAGAACTATACTCATACAATCTTTGCGAATGTTCAAGGTTCGAACCAAAAGTTTTTGACACATATGCAAATCTATGTTGAGGAGAAGTTTCTTCTTCCCTCATATAAGATTCTTTAAGTCTTTTGATTCCCAGTTCATCGAAAAGTTTATCTCTCTCCAAGTCTATATTAATTCCTAGATATTGCATTTTTTACCTTATTATTTTACAAATGGCTTCAAGTTAGGTGGTGACCAGCCTTCTGGTTTCAAAACCTTGCCATTTTCATTTTTTATTACTTTACCTGTAGTCGAATCAATTTTAGAAAGATTTGAACGTGCAACTTCCGCCCATGCACCATCAACATCATAACCCTTCATGTAGCAATAACCTAAAATTACCCAAATCAAATCCATACAACCATCAAGTTGTCCTTCTTCATCATTATGCAGATAAGCTATAACAAACTCATCAAATTCTTCACGAATGAGATTCTTATATAGTAGAACGTTTTTTTCGTTTCGTTCTTGGTCACATGCTTCAATAAATTTTACAACATCATTATTCACTTACGAACTCCTTAATCATTGGGAAAATAGTTTCAATTTCTTTAGCACATGCTAGTGCAACTTCTTGGTGTTCTTTCTGCGTTCCATTTGCGGAACGGAGCTGTATATAGTGAACCCAAGAACGAAGTGTTCCGTTCATATACATTCGTGATTTCGTGATACCTTCAGGCAAGACGGCACGTGCCTGTTCTTTAGCAATACCTTTTTCCAGTGCGAATTGATATGCTTCGCCGGCAACTCTAATCACTTCATTCTGATAATTTTCCCACCAGGCTTTAAGTGCTAGATTGTCAGTCTCTACACTGTTTTGTCGGTTCTTCAAATCTTGTAAACGTGCATCGCGCAGTTCGAATCCCAATTGAGAAGCATCAGCATATCTTTGTGAAAATTCTTGAAAAGAAAAAGAACGATGACGAAGAATTTGCCTAGCAATATCTCGCGTGGTTTCGATTTCCATACACACCGAAACCATCTCCAGTGGCGACCAATGCTGGTGCTTAATAAGATATCGAACTAGCTTCTCAGCAGTATCCGAATTGTTTTGGTTTGCTGGGTTTGATACCCGCGCTGCATATGCAACCTGCTCAAGCAGGTCTTTACCTTCAGGTGATTGTGAATAATTGATTAATTTAACTTTCATACTTTCTTCCATTGAATAAACTCAAATTTTGCTCTCAGATTAACGAATGTGTTTTTATTGATTATATCAACCAATTCTTCGGTTGTAAAGCCGGAAAGAACCATTTCATTAATGTCTTTTTCTTTCATCATTTCTGGCCAAATGCAAATTTGGAAATGTTCCTCAATTGCTCTGTCCATTAATTTGCAGATATCTTTGTTTCTAGGTTCATTGTCGAACACCAGAACAATTTTATCTTTTGGAATGTAATTCACTGCGTTTGTCAAATTTGCATCAGCGGTTGCAACACCGTTCGGCAAAAACAACGAATCGATAGGACCCTCGGTCACATAAACTTTTTCTTGTTTATTTACCTTGTTCAATCCATATATCTTAATGCTTTCTTCAGCTAACTTGATCGTAATATAACGAATTTTTGAGTCACGTAGAGCGCGTCCTTGGAAGGCCAAGAGTGTGCCATCTTCATCATAAAAAGGAATGACCAATCGAGGATCATCTTCTTTCAGTTCTTTCTCATGTTCGGGAAAGATTTCATCTACAAACTTCTTGAAGTCCTCTGCATAGTAAAGGTTATCATATGTATCCTCTGGAATTTTTCGTCCTATGCAATACTGTGCCGCATAGTGATCCATGTCCAGATCAATGATCTTAGGAAGATTGATGAGTTTTTTCCTGAATACAGGCTTCTCAAATTTTATTTCAGGTTTTTCGTAGGTTCTGGCTGTGTCTCCATTGGTGTATCGTTCCATGGAGTATTCTTTGGCCATGTTTGGATCAAGCAAATTGATGAAGTTGTACATTGTGTGTCCAACACCACAATTTTGGCATTTATAAAAGTATTGGTTTTTCTTGCGAAAAACATAGCCACGGGCTTTGAATTGGTTCTTCTGCGAGTCACCACAAAACGGGCAGCGGAAATTAAACAGGTCGTCTTTTTTCTGTGCGAACCTGTTTAATTTAGGAGAAAGTAGCTTGAGGAATTTTCTATCAATAAAAATGGACATAACGAAGGAGGAATCATTTAACCAAAAAGTTTCGTCAGTATATCAAAATTTATGCGAGAAAACAACCATGCAAGAACAAGAATACCACCTGCCGCTGTCCACTTCCATTCCAGAATCTTATCGATCTTATGATCCTCGGTTTTATTGTGTTCGGTAATATCTTTGCGTAGAGCTTTTATCTCATCCATAATTCTACGCTCCGTTAGTTCGACTTTATCCGACAACTCTCTACTCACGGTCGTAATTCTGGAATGTAGCTCCTTCACATCAGCATCTTTTTCTTCTTCTCTTTTTCTCATATCGTTATATATCTGTTCTACGATTTTTTCTTGACTCTCCGCGAGCTTATCTATAACTTTGTCCATCTTATCACAAAGTTTTGTTAATGCTTCTACTTGGGTTTTTAGTACACCTACATCCACTTTTAGATCGATGCATTCTTCTTTTTTATCGACCATCATTTTTTCACAGGAATTTCCGTGCCCTCAAGCTTCTTATGAACCTTGATCTTTTTACAATCTTGTTGTGGTTTTCCGTCTTTACCTACAACAGCTTTACCGTCTTTACCAAGCTTATCTACACAAACAGTTTTTTCTTCACCGGCGGCAAAAACTGTTGCAGAAAATGACAATAGTAGGGCACAGATAATTTTTTTCATTTTGATTCCTTTAAATTTCTGGATGATCTGGTTGTATGGGAGCCGGTTTGCCGCCGAAGCCGCTTACAACTTCTGTTTTGAGAATTGGTTCCTGTCTAGCTTCAACGACAGGTGTGAATGTTCTTTGCACTTGTTGTACAGGTTTTGGTTCTACAACAATAGGTGTAGGTGGTTTATCCCAACCTTTGTTGGCAGCCTTCAACGCTTCCGCTTGAGCATTTTTATCATTTCCCGCCAACATTATACCAGAAAGTGTTCCAGTTAAAAACGTTGCAATAGGAATAATCAATTCGAAAAACTTTTGGTCAATGGGTGAAATTGCATTCAATGGTTGTGTCACGAATATAATCGAATATAGAACAACGAAAACAATTCCAGTTAACGTTAGTGCTAGACAAATACCAATGAAAAATTTCAGACGAGCCATCAACTGCTCTTCCGTGTATAAGAATGTATTATTTTCCACAACTTGCTCCTTGTGTCAATGATTGCGCTGAAGGCAATGGACCATTTATTCCATCTTTGGGTGGACCCAATCTAGGATCTCTCTGTCCTTTGAAAACGTGTTCGGGACAAGTCCTAGTCACATCGCATTGTGGGAATTTGCAAATGTCTTTATCCCAATTTGCTGGGTCTTGGCACGGGTATCTAAACTTATCACCACCACACATTGCTAAGCCTATGGGTAGAGCAATCAGAACAATTACGAATTTTAGTAGTTTTAGATCATGCATTTCATGCTCCTAGTATATGTAGGGCATGTTCATAATGTTTTATGCGATCATCTAAGCCAATAGTACCACCATTGATCTTCTTTGTCAGTGTAACAATATCTCCTTTGTCTGCCCACTGATTAAGATTATTTGATTCCCAGAACCAACATGCTGATTGTGATGCACCTTCGAAGGTTTGCATGTATTCTGCGGCTTCTTCTGGTGTAATTTCCAATGATGCAGCGAACCAGGTATAGTTTTGTTTACCTGTAACTTGTATTAGTCCTCTGCCGCGATATCTGTAACCGTCACCGGATGCTTCATCACCGTTTCCCATTCTGTTAGCATAAACGCGATTAGCTATGGCTTCAGCTTTGTTTGGCTTTGAGCAATATTGATTTGCCAACTCATCTGTCGGGAAGTATTTCGGGAATATCTTACGCAACGTGGCAGGTTTGTAATTTAAATTTTCAGAAAGAAAAATAAATTCACCAGATTCATGGGCACATTGAGCCATGAAAGCTGCGATTCTTTGTGGGGTATTGATTTCATAATCTGTCAATAAAATGCTCAGAGCATGATGCCATTGATCGATATATGGATTTTTCGGTAGAAGCTGTTTTAATTGTTGTTTTGTCAGTTCCGTCATTTCACACTTTCGAATATACGTTTTTGTTTCTGATACCATTCATTCCAAGCATCATTTTTCAAAGCACATTCGTAGTATGTAGAATAATTTTTATTAATAATATATGCAATATCACTTAATTTTGCATTATCATTTAATTTATCCAAATCTGGGCATCGTTCAGTGTATTTAGGTGGTTCTGGAAATTTAACTGTAATGGGAACAGTTGTGCATCCAGAAAGTAAAACCATAGATAGTAAAAACAGAAATTTATTTTTCATGTTTAGTCGCCTGATTATGTGCGTCTACAAATTCTTTTGGAACTACACATTGATTATCATATTTGACAACTTCACGATCAATATATTCTTTAACTACAATTTGTTTTTCTACTATCTTAGCTTTCTCTTTTACAATTTTTGTTTCTATTTGTGTATTAACAACCTGTGCAGCTTCTTGCGCCTTTACAACTTTTTCTTCCAATTCTCTTACTTTTTCTAACCAAGAATTGTTGTTCCAGTTTGCACCACAAATAAAAACACCAATCGAAATTACAAGTATAGATGTAATTTGAATTGGTGTCTTATAGAGATAAATTGATGGTATTGGGATGTAACGAATTAGATATGTGGCTAAGAGTCCCAATAGACCCATGATTGGAATAAGATAAATGAACCAATCAGGGACCAATCTCAAAAGCCACATATTAAACTCACATTTTAGGTGAAACTCTGTGTGACATTGGTTGCACTACAACATTGCGTTTACGTTTTGGGTAAACACCAGGTTCACCACCTTTACCACCAGTGCCTGCAATTCCACCTGTGCTTACGGCATTAGATGGTCCAGGAACTGCGGCTCCTCCACCCATACCATCTTCTCTCAATTGTTTGAATGTTTTCATATCTGTTCCAGTATACATGCCACATTCGAATCAATAGGTATTTCGGAAGAATTTATATCTTTTCCTTTTATACCTTTAACCTTCTCTGGCATATAGTTGAGGTAAATCAAAAATGTTTTCAGAACATCGTAGTCCTGTTCGTCAATTTTGAAGAATAAAATTCTCGTAGCATGTTCTACACCAAAGACATTATAGACTAATATAAGATGATTTAAAATTAATCTCTCTTTAAGAGATTTGGTGACCTTATATCTACGAAACAATCTTTTTAAATATTTCGTTCTTTTAAGGTCACCCTCAAATTCTGACATTATGCAATGAGGTGAAGTATAAGCCTTTACTGCATACATCAAAAAATTTTCATCAGTCAAATCATCAAACATTATTTTTATTTCGGTTGTCTAGGATCTAGATCGCCTCTTTCAATTTTATTTTCAGCAGATTCGCCGCCTGGCATTTCACCATCGTCAGTGATTAAGCCTGTGCAATGATAGAAACCGTGTTCATCAATTTTGTATGTGAAATTGAAGTACAATTCTCTTTCATCGTCCGCGCCCGGAGAAGTAATTTTTCCGTCTAGTGTTGCACCAAAGATGCCACCAAATGGACGCAAAACAAATATCTCTGATCCATTTTTTAAATCAGGAAAAATTGCTCTAGGTAATTCTAATCCATAGTTGCGTAAAACTTTAGCAGCTTTTACCCATCCAGCATAAGGATTCACAAAATCTTGGGCCAAAACAGCAGCAAGATTCCTGTTGGCTTCAAGACGGGTTTCCGGCTTTGCCAGATCCGCCTTAGTGAAGTCAACAGAAACTACTGTTGCAGGACCACCTTCGGTTAGATAGTCTTTAAATTTCAACATGATTCAATTAAGTAATAGTGATTGTGTTGTTTTGTGATGTTGCGGTAACGCCTTGATCTGCGGCGGTCACAATGACACGGTATCTGTTTGTTGTGTTTGCAGTTGTGGCTGGCTTCACATACAGAGTAGAAGTTGTGGCACCAGCGAACTGAATGTTTGCAGTGTTTGCTGGAATGTTTGCCCAACCATATGAACCGGTCGAATTGTTGTATTGCCACTGATATGTCAATGTTGCAGCAGTATTTCCAACCAATGTAGGTGTTACAGTAAATGTTGCTACGTTTGCGAAAGAAGCATTCGAAACAACTGATGTGTCGCCAGAAGTGACCAACGTAATAGTTACGTTAGGATATTGTTGACCATCACCATCTGGACCATTAATAGTATTTAAAGCCACTAAAACTTCATGCGTAACGCGACCTGCACGACCACCTGAGCCTGTCGTTCTCAATACCCAACCGGCGTGAGGTGCATGTGTGGCCAAAGCTTCTTGTGCATCGACACCAAAAAGACCAATTGTGGCACCTTGTGTGTATACATTGGCGGATGTATTTCCGTACAACAATGCAACGTTAGCTGCTGTCGGCGCGGCAACGTTAGCTTCTGTTTGTACATTGTTCATAATCGTTGAATTCACAGCCCAGTATGGTGCGTTGGCTGCGTTATCGAATTTACCCCATGAGGACATTTTTGTTTCTCCTTAGAAAGAATCTATTTACTATTTATTAATTGCTAGGTTTAGCACTATTTGGACGAGTTTTCAACATAGGCTCAATTTCCACAGTATCACGGGGTTGTCCTGTCATAGTGGTTCCACCTTTAACAACAATTTTTGCATTAGGCTTGTCGTCCTTTTCCCAATCATACGTTGTCTCTTTAATTTTATTTTTATAAAGAGATTTAATCATACGTGCCGATTTCATCTGTTTATTGCGATGCGCCGATTCCATTGCTTTCACGGAATTTGTTGCAGAAAGAGGCGAATCTTCTATTCCGCCGATGCCCTCTTGAACATTTTCTGGCACACAATTTGGAACAGTTCTGGAACCCTTTTTCTTTGTTCCTACCATTTGGTAGCCTTTCCAGCAAGGATCAGCACCCTTCATTTTCTTTTCTTCGCGTGTGATATGGTCATCAATTTCCATGTTGTCTGGCATTTTTTTCAACTCAGACATAACACGCGCCTTGGATTCTGCACTTGAAGCCCCTAAATGTCTTTTAGTTGACTTTCTGTATTTCTGTAGTGCAGTGTTGAGTGATTTGGATGAACTACGTTTCGAAGCAGCATCACCTTGTTTACTCAACTTTTCGGCATCCGCTCTAGCTTTTGTTGCGTAACTAGTTAGAGTTGCTTTTTTCAATTCATCAATCTGTTCAAATTCTTCAGAAATCTTTACGATAGCATCATATTGCGCCATCGACAAAGTTCCATCTTTACGCATATTGATTAGATTCTCTACAACTTTGTGTAAGTCCATATCAGTCTTTGCATCTTCACGCGCATATTCAAGAACACGAATAAGTAAAGGAATATCCATTGTCACGGTGTCTTTTTCATCCAGTTCTTCTTTGAGCTTTTTGGCTTTCTTTTTCACTGGTTCACTACTACCCGTTTCTTCATTCCAATCGTCGCCACGTTCACCCATTCCAGAAGTTTCTTCTAAAGGATCAACTTCTTCTTGTTTGACGGTACCGTGTTTTTGTTTGAAGATTTTGAATTCACTTGAACGTGCATAAGCATGTTTTTGATTTCCATCCATTGTCAAAGGATTCAGACCCTTTGCTTTGATGTAAGTCATCAACAAACCGGTTCCAGCCTCATCCAAACTCTCAACTTCTTCTGTCGTTGGTGACTGAACTTTTACTACTCCTCTTTCCATATGCGCTTGTTTGTAATGCTTAAATGCATTCGAACGTGCATACTTGGAACGTTGTGCAAAAGACATAATCTTTGGATTGTAACCAAGAGATTTGATATATGAGAACAGCCAAGAGTCTTCTTCCAGTGTTTCAACTTCTTCGTTTTTCACTGGAGAATTATACTTAGCCGACCATGGTTCCATTGGATCATCGAATGGTGAATCACCAAGTTTGCCCATTACGGACTCCTTCTTGGTCTTCACCAACAATTTGACTAGTTTACCGGCGTTGCTCATGCTTATTCCTCTTTAGCAGCCTTTGTAGCTGTAGCATACATTACTGATTTTGCTCTATCGCCATAACGTGCTTTGAAACCTGCTGTATCTTTTTTCATACCTTTAACGATGCGTTCTTTTTCAGCAGTTTCGCCGGCAGACAATGCTCGTTCTTCAAGTTGCTCAACACCTTCGGATGTAAGTTTTGCGCCAACATTTCTTTCATGTGCGCCTTGTAGTGCATCCATGTCTTTCTTAGCTTTTTCTTTTGTTTCAGCAGGCTTTTTAGCCATCTTTTCCATCTTTTTACCGATATAAGACTTGACAGTAGATTTCTTCAGTTCATCAAGTCGCTCGATTGCAGACATTGTATCCTCTACAATCTGATCGATCAACAGTGGTTCATAATCCGTTTCTTCTTTACGTAGTTTAGCAAGAACTGCGCCGGCAACCTTTTTACCAGTTTCAGTTGAACCGTAACGTGCTGCTGCACCTTTAGCGATTTTCTTGAACATTTTGCCTGGCTTACCAATATCTTTACCGGCAGCGGCAGCTTTAGCGGAATAAGAAGCTTCGTCTACTTGTTCAATATCTTCTTTAACTTTTTTCTTCTTGTCATCAGCGTCATCATGTTCTGGTTTTTCTTTTTGTTTAGAACCACCATAACGTGAGCCTTGTTTGATACCAGAGCCGCCCGATGGTTGTGGACCAGAACGCTCCCTAGAGGCTCTTAACATGTCCTCCCAGCCTTCTTCAACTTTCTCCGAATCTTCTTTTACGGCTTTCTTTTCACCGCGAAGCATTTTAAAGTCTTGTGCATCAAGTTTGTTGTTCTTGTTTTTATCAAGAACTTTTTGGTTGCCTTTTAGTTCTTCCATTTTAGCTTGAGTTTTAGCCTCAAGCATAGGCTTAACTAAGTCAGCGATAGGATCTTTTTGTGTGAATACGTTTTTGTTGAACATTTTTTACCCCTTATTAGCAATTCCAACGTCTTAGAGCTTTATTGATTGGTGAATCAGGATCACGTGCGTTTTTGGTCGACGTTAATCTCTTTTTCATACCAGACATTCTTGAGCAAAAACTTTTACGTCTTGATGCTCGTTTACCTTTTGGATTCTTTTCGGTTACAGCAGTTTGCAGTTTTGAACCTGGATTCTCACGGCGATAAGCATTGACAGCCTTTTGACTCAGACCATCTGTCTTGTCTTTTCTATTTACATCCTGCCAATCTTCTCCCAAAAATTCTTTAAAAGATTTCATTTCTTTTTCTTCTTGTTTGAAACCATATTTACGGTTTTATCTAACATCGATTCGGGTGGCTCTTTGTTGGAAGGGCCATGATATCCACCAGTAACACCCATATCTACGCTGGGTGAATCAATTGACTCTTTTCTGAATTTAGAAAATGATTTGCGCGTTACCTCTGTGGTACTACCGTATTTATTCTCTGTCTGTTCTCTATATGTAACATTTCCAAGTCCAGACATTGGATACACTGTACCTGAACCGCGAGTATCATACTCGGGTGAAACACCAGCCGGCTTAATTACTTTACCTGCTTCGGCTGGGCTGGTTTTTTGCTTTTTGGCTTTGATTTTGTCGTTGTCTTGCTGGAACCTGGTTTCTTTTGGCTCTGGTTTGACTTCAATGCTGGGGCTTGTTTCTTCGTGGTACGTGCGGAAGGTGTACTTTGTGTTTGAGGCAATGTCTCCGTCGGTAACTGAATCTGCTCTTCCTGCTTTGGCTGTGAGTTGGCAGGCTGGACAGATGTTGTCAACGAGTTTGAATCGCTTGTAAGTGCCGCTCTTTTTGTCGGTCCGTCCAGTGGGTGCGGTTTTGTCTCCACAGGAGCAGTCTGCTCCTTCGGCATGAATAGTCTGGCTAGCGTCTTGAACATCATCTTTCTCCTCGAATCTTAAACGATTTCTTAATGTTTCTATTGATTTTTGAATATCAGCATTTTGTTGCTGTTTCTTCTTGCGTAAATTTTGAATTTCTCTTTGCACCATACCTTCACGGTTTCTTTTACCGTATGCAGTCATTGGTGTATTCTGTGTACGATTGACAACTTGTTCAAATAATCTATCGACAATCATACCTTTATTGTTCTTAAACATCCATTTATCAACAATTTCATTTTGAATCGGAATATCAAAGAACCAATTTGACATTTCGTGTATGATTGCAATATCTTCTTCTTTTTGTGCAATCTCAAAATCATTAGCTTCTTTTAAATCCAATGAATTGTCGAATTCCAAATATTTGTTGAATCGTGAATTGAAATCTTCTGTTATTTTTTGAGCAATTTCCCAACGCTCTTGTCTAACAGATTCTGCCATCATCTTTTCACGACCTTCATTTCTCTTTTTCGAAGAATCGTTTGTAGTGTTGACGAAGATCATCATTGTTTCATAGCCAAGTTCTTCCAACTCGTTTTTAATTTCAACAATGTTAAATTGCTCATTCGTCGTTCCATTAATAATCAATGGCTTTCTATTACGAATAGCTTCTCGTCTGAAGTCTTTAGATTGCTCATGCAATTTATGTTTATCATTCAGAATATTGATTGCAAGAGTCGGGTTCATTTCTGTGGCAGTTTTTTCCGACACAGCTTCACGAATAATAATGTCTTTACCTGAACCAGGTCCACCGCAAATGAATAATGCTTTGAATAAGCCATGGTTTACATCTTCATGTATACCCATACCTTTTCGCACATCTCTAAAAAGCTCTCTTGCGTGTTTTTCAGGAAGGTGTTCAGGAACACCTTTTTTGAAGCTATGAAAATCATTATTTGTTGCATGTTCACGCATTTTTGAAGCCGACATACCCTCAACGCCTTCGGAATCCGGATCTCTCTGACCAGCAGATTTTAGTTCGATTTTCTTGAAGTTGAAAAGAGCTTTTGGATTTTTATCTTTAGTCCCATTATAATCGTGCAACTTTTTTTCATACTCAGGAATTCGATCTGATCCTGCAACCATAACCAAGTGGTCGTGTCCAGCCGCATTTAGCCTAGCTGCATGTTGCAAAAATGTCGGCATCTCTTTGCTAGACACTTCTATGTTAGTATTCGGGAAAAAACGTTTAGCGTGTTTTAGCTTAGTCTTGGCATCGAGTGGATTTTTATTCGCGTCAACAGAATGTGAAATTATAACATGATGTGGAGCCTTGTAATCTCTTGCAATTTCTTTGACTCTATTTACAAGTTTTTCGTGTCCAACTGTCGGCGGATTCATTCGCCCAAAGGCCATCACCACTGGGTTTTTGGTCTGCTGATCTTCTTGAACTTTTTGGAGAAATTTTTTCATATGTTTCTTATTCCGGCAAAATTTCTTTTAGAGAATTCGCTTCTATTTACAAACTTATCTGATTCTTTTCCATGGTGGAAAACGTAGCCTTCTGGATTAGCTGCTTCACCACCATGTTCATGTTTAAATTCTTGATGTTGATTCATCACATTAATCAACACATTTTTAGCTCTTTGCAAGTGGTTATGTAGTTTGAATAAATTGTTGTAATGTTTCTTATTGCGTTCAATTTTATCCAATTCATCAGACAATTCTTTTTGCTTCGCATTTCTATTCTTTTCCACCTTTAGCTTGTCAATCTGCTTATTTTTGGTGGTCTCCAACCATCTCTTGAAATTTTGGTGATTGGGTGCCTCGTCACTCCTTACGGTGTGATTGATATATGTTTCCAATGAACCACCGACACCTTGGTGTGCTTTGGTTCCAGCATACATATCATCACCATGTGTGTCATGCATTTGTTTAGCTGCCGTTATATGTTTTTGAAACTCTGCGCGATCTTTAGGTCCAAAATGCACCTTTGAAGTGTCCATTCTAGGATCCACGGAGAAAACATCAGGATGTGGTTTAAAATTTTCATGGTCAACTTCATGTGACGCATTTAAACTTGATGAATCTTTACCAGTATATGACAAGTGTGTAACTACACCAATCTTTGCTTTCTTGGCTCTAGAGCCGTGAGCACCACTTGCGGTGTATGTTATACCAGAAGGGTTCGGACGGAAAGAAGTACCCTCTTTGGTATTTTTTTTATCGTCGTCCGTGAACATCATATCACCTTGATAAACACCTTTTTCAGGTGCAACTTTTGGTAAGTGTTTCAATGCAGACTTCAACTTTTCAACAAGACCAGGTGCGTGACCATGGTTCTTCTCAATGTCCGCAGGAGTGTAATTTATTTTTGGTGTCTTATTGAATGCAGACTTTGAAGCAACAAAAAACTTTCCTGTTTCTGGATGATGACCATAGACAATCGCTGGTGAACCATCGTATTTTGTTGTCAGTTCTGAAGTTTTTTTACCCTGCTTAACATGTTCAGCAGCGGTTTCCAATGAAGAAAGCGCATGTTTTACACCCTTCTCACCGGCTTGGAGAGGGCGATCTTCTATATGCGTCAGGTGTTTAATTTGCCTGCTGGCGCCTTCTTCTGGGTCAGTTTGTTCTTTTAGGTACTGTGAAAACGGTTTCATTAAAATCCTCTGGAATAGTACACTATGACTATCTTTTATTTATAACCCCAAATTTTGGTATCAACCCAAACGTCCATATCTTCACGTATTAATGAGTGTTTCCCTATGTTAAATTTACCATCAACAAAAGGATGATTAATATCTATTCTCTCAAAACTAATACCGAAGTGTTTTAAGTTCGCTTCTAGCATTGCATGACCACATAAAGAAACTCCTCTAGCAGCATGCCATCGCAAAAACAGATACGTGGAAGCGTAAATATCCATCGTTTCCGGATCAGCAATTGCGAATTGATCGTTCAGTAAAGAATTTTCATCGTCTGTGTCCTTCGAAACGTAAATTTTACCCTTCTCCAAGCTTGAAAAATCGATAACTTTATTTAAAGCTAGATCAAATCTACTTCTGACAATGAAGTCATATTTTACTGAATTGAAATTTTGATATTTTATTCTTAGATTATTCGTTAGATAAATCGAATAAAACATTGATGTGCAAAAATTTGCTGGATGTGAAGCATTAGGAACAAATAGATCCGAATTTATATCCTCAGGCAAATTCTCATCTAAGATAAAATTTACTGGTCGATACAGATTAAAGATGCCATCATAAAGTGCAAACTTTGAGTGTTTTGGTCTCCAAGTGTGCGCGAAAACATCAACATCATATCGATTCAGTAAATTAGCTTTTACATATTCGTGTGCTTTTCTGTAACTACGCGCTTGGCCCGAAAGGCACAGTGCAATTCTCGTCGATGAATTGATTGACATACTTTGTACAAACTCCAGATATATTTTTGCAATTCTTGGTCCATTGCCACCAGTCATCTCTTGCCTCAGGTTGAACAGCAATCGAATTCCAAGTTAACTCTTTTCCGGGGTAAGTCCATATGTAGTTACTTGAGGTTAAAGTGAAATCATCGTTTTGATGCCAAAAATATTCATAAGGAAGTCCACTTGTGCTGAGTGACAAAAGTGCGTCCAAGTTTTTACAGTGTAGCCAGAGTCCCTGTTGCTGTAAAAACGTTTCACTAACTTCATAGTCTGGGCGATCATGTCCCAGAAACCATTTGTCTTTTATTCTCCAAACATCAATTTCACAATCAAATCCCTTTGCTAAAGCAGATTCAATTTGCTGTGGACGATTTTCCAAATTTACGTCTGGTCCATCAATCAGACCTCTATGTGCAATAAGTATCATTGATAAAGACTCTTATGTTTATATTCACCCAAAGGGGTGTGCATGATTGTTTTATCTACCATAAATTCTTGCCAAGGTAAACCAAGTCTCTTAATGAAATGTTCCGAAATAACATGTGGACACAAAAGACCTGTCTCCTGATATAGGAATGGAAGATGATATAAAACCTTACAGAATAAACTCATGGTGAAAAAGTTTCCAACCTGGATCATATCCGAGGTACCTTGACCCATATGGTTTCTGTAACCCAAAGTATAAAACTTTTGAGGATCAAATTCAGGTAATTCTTCATTGAAGAACAAATCTGGTCTCATACGTATTATAAGATCATATGTCTGTCCTGTCAACATCATATAATCCTCTAACATAGTCATACCACGACCTACTTTAAACCACATGGAAATTTGGTTTTTTGGCACATGATATGAATTGGTAAATGCTTTTGCACGTTCACTAAAGTTTTGTTCAAAGGTTTCATACATATCGAAACGCATTTGCCGAACAGGAGTGTACACCTGAGACACTTTACCAAAATCAATCTTAGGACCACCTTCAGTGATACCTCGCTGTGAATGTGGGTCCCAATATGCTTCAGAATCCCACGTTTCAATAAACACATCAGCATCGTATTTGTCGATGATGTGTTTTCGTGTGTTAGGAGCAACTTGCTCCCAGCACCTCATATGACCAGTTAATAATAGTGCTACTTTCATTTTCTTTTTGCAACCCAGAATCTACGCATACCACCACCATCATTGCGATTATAATTTTCACGTTCCGCATCACCCGTTACAACCCAATCGTAACGATGAATACCATCATTTAAATCCGCATCATCATAACGTTTAAATTCGAAGCCGTTATCTTCAAAAACTTTTTCAACATATGATGCACTAGGTCTTGTTGCGATCTTTTTATCATTGATAGCTTGATCGTAACCATCAGGATCAATAACCTTAGCTTCAAAAATCTTATTAGTGTCAGCAATTTCGCTTTCTAAAATAATCAGATCAGTATGTTTCAATGCACATTCCAAATCTTGCTTCCAATTATCCAGGTGATACATTACGCCAAAGTGAATAACAATATCAAATTTACGGTTGAGATTCCATTCATTTTCTTGGTCAAGCTGAAAGACTTCAGAACCTGGATTGTTTTCTTGTATATTTTGAATGTGTTCCACACGACCCTCAGTGAAGGTTACGTTTGCACCACGATTCTCTTTGAAGTGCTTACCAATGTCACCGAAACCACATGCAAGCTCAAGAATAGATTTGCCTTTGAAAAAGTCTTCACCAAAAATCTGTTCGATTTTTTTTATTCTGACTGGCCTCCATGATCTGTAGTGATCCATGAATTTGCTATTTTCTTCTCTTTTCATTTGTGGTGTTCCAAGTAGTGATTCAAATCTTCTGGTGTACCCAAGCCCCACATACGTTCAATATTTTTTACACGAATCTTTTTCCCATCTTGAATTGCTTCATTGAAAACTGGGCAGACATAGAATTCGTTATTGACGCGAATGTTTTTAGAAATCATTTGTTCTGCATACTTGACATAATCTTTACCATGTTTCCAGTAATAGATGCCGACTGTAGCAATATTTGAAATGGGTTTCTTTTCTGCAACTTCGGAAACAAAACCATTTTCATCTAGTTTTGCGAATGACCATTTTGGATGTGTAGATTCGAACGTAACAATACCACCATCGATCATGTCCGCAGTGAAAGCATACAGACACTCGTTTGAATTCCATTCAACGAATTGGTCGGAGTTTGCCATCAGTAGTGGCTCATCATTATCAATAAATTGTTTAGCCAGCAGCGTGGTGCAAGCTGCACCCTCGGTCAAACCGTCTACCTGAACAATGTCACAACCAGGCGCAATCAGATTTAGCACAGACTGTAAATTATATTTTTCATAATGTTCTTTTTGAACAATGAAAACAAAATGTGCATCTACATTCAAGTTATCCACTACAATTTGAATCATTGGCTTTCCATTAACTTCAATTAGTGGCTTCGGGAAAGTATAGCCTGCTTGAGCGAATCTTGAGCCTGCTCCAGCCATAGGAATCAAAACATTCATTTTTTTATTTCTCCATGGAATCTTTTTTTGGTTGCCTGCATTAACATGTTCTTTGCAGAAATTAATAAAATCGGTGAACTTTAAATCATATGCATCTTTTACTGGATACAAATTTGCTCCAGAGTTGATTGCACCTTCACGACCAATGTGCGAATCTTCTACAATGATTGTGTCTTTTGGTAATGCTTTAAGTTTGACCATGCATTGCCAATACATTTCTGGGAATGGCTTCGTGTTAAACACATCTTCATTGCTGACAAAGTAATCGACATAATCCATGGCACCACTTGACAACAAAGCAATCTTGATCGTTTCGCGTATACTATTTGAAGCAACAGCAATTTTCCATCCATCACTTTTAAGTGATGACATAGAAAATAAAACATCTCTATTGTAGTATGCATTTGGAATTAACTTGAATGTAGCTTCTTGTTTGTCTTTCCAAACTTGGTCATATGTACTAACAGGAAGACCTTTTTCTTCCGTCAGCATCTTTAATTTCTTTGTTGTGTTTAGGCCATCATATTTGCTCAGATGTTCCTCACGTGTGATAACATATTTTTCATCAACTTTACGTAAAGCATCATTTAATGCATCATAATGCAATTCACGTGAATCAAGAATCACACCATCTAAATCAAAAATAACTAACTTATTCATGTTTATTGAACTTTCTAAGAATAGAACGAACTTCTTCCATTGGTGCATTTGGATCCATTTTATGCAATTCGAACATATCAGGATTATAGAAGTATGACATCAACAATAGACCTTGATCGTCATCAACAAGACCATTTTGCATCAATGTTTTCAATGAAGATTGCATACTATCTTTAAGTGTAGCCCATTGTTCTTTTTGTCCAACAAAAACGCCACCAATAATATAGACAATGTTATTCAGAACTGCAATCGTAACATCAGCAGTTGAGTTGCGGAGATTAGGCTCACGGTAGTTGAAATAGTGCATCAAACCTGGAGTGAAATCATATTCCCACTTTTTGCTTTGTGGAATATGTTCATCATCACGGCAATAACCGAAATCGACCCATGCAGCCCACTCATTCGTGATTAACCCACGTTCATATGCATCATGCACATAGAATGCTTTTAGAGAAGTTACACCAACATAATCTTTCGACCAATATTCTGGATTACGAACTTGATACGGATTGATTCTCTTAATGAAGTTTGGATCTTTTTGGATTCTCTCAATATTCTCACGCAAATCTTTATGAATGTTGAAATAGTCATATTCAACAACTTTAATTTTTGGTGAAATTTTTGAAATCTTTTCTGTGAGATCAGGAGAAGTGTAAACAATTATTTCAGCATCGATTTCACACATTCGTGCAAAATGATCGAAATATTTCTCGTTTGATCTTTCAAGATAGTGAGGAAGTGGCCCGCCATTCTTTTCAAGTTGTGTCGTCCAATCGCCACGACCAATATCATAGAAAGCGGTCACAATAGAAATTTTGCTCATTTTCAAAGTCCCATAGTTATAAAATTATATTTTGTAAGTGAAGTATTTAGGTGAAGTGCCTGTATTAGTGTCCGATTTGACAGAAAATTGGAATTTTTCCATATAAAATTCCATCCATTCAGGAACTCTATCATATTGGTGTACAATAGTGAAAGGTTTGCCTTCAGAATTATATACGATTCCGTCCTTCATGTAAGGACGATTTTCCAATAAATAAGGACCAAACTGTTCCATTTGGTCCGGCTTATTAGTTACGTGTGCATTTACTGCCCATGCGTCAGACAATCTCATTTTGATTGCTACGTCACTCCATGGTTTATATCCAAGTAACATATTATATGCAGCTTGATCTGCCACCCAATCGGGACGATTTAGTGACATTTGATATAAGTGAAAACACAAGTCTTTAATGTATTCTGTAGTGCCTGCAAGAATACCGACGTTGTAAACATCATTCTTCATCACATTCTTATAGAAGTAGTGTCCGAAGTTTTTGATGATGTTATCACGATTCCAAGCTTCATGTTCAATCTTAATTGATTCAGATTGTGCAATGATTCCTTTGTCTTTGCTACCAAAAACTTTTTGCAGATATTCGCTTGGGTTTTTCTGAAAAATTACATCACGTACATCAGTAGTGATTACATAACGATACAGTTCACCATATAGATCCAAGTAATTGTAAACATGCAAGAAACGAAGCATGTGAATCATTTCATTATTCGGATTTGTCGCCTTAATTACATTCACTCCAGCACGTTCAATTTGTTCGATTGTGTGGTTGTCAACATTAATTGCAACTAAAGCAATTTCCCCATCAAAGCCTGATTCCTTAATCGAATTGATCCAAGGCTTCAACAAATCAAATTCATAATTCGTGAAAGCACCAATAATTAAATCTTTCGCCATGGGTATTCTCCATTCATTTTATTTTTCATCATTTCATTACCCTTAATGAAGAAGCTATCTTGTACCGAATCGACTCGGCTTGCTACACGATAGTTTACACTATATTGACCATTGGTGTCAAATTTTTTGAAGTTGTGCATCATAAAAGGTGATAGAATCCTATCAACTTCCGGTTGTTCATTTGGATGTCTTGCGCGGCGATACCAATATGGTGAAAAACCAATCGCAGCATTTCTTGGAATCATAAAACAATTCACATCAATGAATTTATCACCCAGCACAGAATCCCATTTGCCCAATGATTCACAATCGTCGTTGCAAATGTATTGTCCGTCCTGAGATACAATTCTCCTCAATGAATATGCCCATTCATTTCCTTGTCGAATGAGTTCAACCAAAGATTCGATATGTGTATTTTCATACCAATTATCTTCATCGAGGAAACAAAGAAAATCACCATCAACTAGATATGAATATGCTGCGTAAATTCGATGGCCGTTATAACCACTGTGACCAGTATTATAAGGAACATTTACGATGTTAGTTTGGAAATCTTGTAGAATGTCGTGAACAAATCTTGTCTTTTCAGGTTTATCTACAACAACAATGTGTTCGAAGTTTTTATAAGTTTGTTTTTGAACCGATTTTGCTGCATCATATACTTGGCGATCACCTGTTGTAGGTGTAATCACCGTCACTTTTGGATTCATATTAACTCCGAGTTATTTTTAAGATTCTTTCAATCTGTTTTTCGATTGCTGGTTTTCTGTTTGGCCAATATATGTATTCTTTGTCGGCCGTCTTTAAAAGCTTTGTCAGAAAAGGCACAATTAGTTTTTCAACTTCTGCAAGCTTTGCTTTATATGCTTCTGCGGTATCAGTAGCATCATTGATAACTTTCGAATATTCATCCTCAGAAACGGCTGAAAACCCGAAATCATTATCATCATCAAATTCTTTGAGAATTTTTTGTATATCTAAGTCTAGTGGCATTTTTTAATTATGGTAATACAATATTTTTTTCATCAATTGTAGCAGATTTACCTACGACCGGACCAATATTGTAAGGTGATTTTGTGACAGATTTGAATTGAATTTCCATTGTTATCTGATAGCCTTGGGCTCCTGCTGAAGGCCAACCTTTTCTTTTTTCCTCATCATTCGCTTTTGTCACACCTTTTGATTGTATCCTTATGCGTAAAATAGCAGTATGATGATTATCCCATAGTGGAATTTTTGGATTCGACGTTTTGTTTAAATCGGCAGGATCATTCTTACCTAGTAAGTAAAACCCATGTGTCGCAACATTTAAATAATATGTTTTTTTAATGTTGTAATATGAACTGATTGTACTTGTGGGCAACGGAAAAAAGATATCTCTGCAATTTTTTAAGTCACTATCATATCTTTCTTTTAATGTTAGACCTGATCTTCTAACTCTTGCAATCCATTTATCATCACGATTAGTTTGTATGAAAGGTTCTACTTTCCATTTACTCTTAATTGCTTGCAAAACTTTTGCGTCAGTACCAAGACCTTTCAAAAACTCTTTCTCCGCACTTCCTTCTGTTTCACCGAAAGCATATTTTCCGCCACCGAGATGATGTATAACAAGAGAACCAGCGGAAGCTAAATCTTTCTTTAGTTCGCAACCATATTCAACACCACCAATCAAGAGATCCAAATCTGGTCTGTCGGAAGAGGCACCGGCAGGCTTATATGATTTTTTAACCCAATTCTTTTTGATTAGGGCTTTCGCCACATTTTCTTCATATAAAAAACCTTCTTGTGCCATTCTAAGTCCTAAATGAAATTATTTATACTTTGAATCCACCGAACTTATTAGACTTTTCTCTGGTACCAAACGTATTGAGTGGCTTATCAGTCTTTGGCTTACTACCAACGTCAGCAATGCCGCTTTGTGCTCCTTGCTCCACATCATATAGTTTCATCTTAGCTCTGTCGATACCCAAAACAAATCTTTTATGTGCAGTTGGATCAGAATAACGATTCTTCAACTGTTTCACCATAATCTGATTTAGCTTTTCCATTTCTTCAGAAGAAATTAAAGCAAACATTAAGTCTGCGGTTGCAGGCAAACCAAAAGATTCACTTGTGTCCTCAAGGCCTGGGTCGGATGAAGTATATCCGCTTCTAGTAGTTTGTGTAGCAGAAACAATTGGTACTCCGAATTCAACTGCAAGACCTCGCAATTCTTCGGCAATTGCCTTGACGTAGGTGTAGGAGTTGACATTAGCTCCGGCTTTAAGACGAGAACTACAGCAAATATTGAGATAGTCAATGAAGATAATGTTAGGAACAAAATTCCTCTTGAGGTTAAGTTCATTCAGTAGTGTCCTAAAATGTGTTGATGATGCCGTTGCGGTGGGATATTCTTTGATAATAAGTTTACCAACTGTCATATCCTTTACTCTTTTGACCTTCTTGTCAAACACATCTTTTGGTAAGGACGAAAGTTCGTCCACTGTGACGTTCAGAAGATTTGCGTCAATACGTTCCGCAATTTTCTCCTCAGCCATCTCCATCGTAATGTAGAGTACATTTTTACCTTGTACCAAACAAGAAGCAGCCACGTGACACATGAAAAGAGACTTACCAACACCGGTACCAGCAAGGGCGATGTTGAGTGTTTTATTTGGAAGACCACCTTTTGTGATTTTGTTAAAATACTCCAAGTCAAATTGAATTCTTTCTTCACGTTTGTGGTAGAATTCATATCGATCATCGCTATTTTCTAAATAATCATGTCCAACAGAATTGTCGAAACTGATGGAAAGTGCATCTGACAAAAGTTTAGGAATCGAACCTTTGTCATTAGTCTTATCTTTTCCATCAAGAATCGAAATACTATTTAACACTGCATTGTAAATGGCTTTCTCTTGGCAAAACTTTTCTGTTTTATCAACAAGCCACTGTACCTTAGTTTCTTCGGTAAGTGGCTTGTCCATCACTTGCAAATATTCATCACACCTGGAGACTTCTTCATCACTAAGATTTCTTTTATCTTTGATTGAAAGTGTAAGTGCTTCAATTGTGGGTGTTGTGTTATAAGTCTCAACGAAATTAAAAACTTCTCTGTAGATAGTTTTTTCGGTTTTATCTGTGAAATATTCTTCTTTAATAAAAGGTAAAACTTTTCTCAAATATTCTTCATTCCGAATCAAGTTCTTCAGAATAGTTTGTTCCAGAATCATCATTTATATCCTTACCCATGTTTTGGGAAATAATTGCCGTAAGAATGTCGCCGATATGATTTTTGAACTCAAGGCTTTCATCCAAATTTATACCTTCATACGGCGTTTCAATTACATTATAGACGAACCTCAGATAAACAGAACCATCCGGCTGCTCATCAAAACCAACTTTACCATATTGATACAACACATCTTTAAATTTACCTTTCAGTAAACGAATGTGTACTGTTGATCCTTCATCTTTTGGAATGGAATAAGACCAATCGACTTCTTCCTTCATATCACTCATCTGCAATTACCTCTTCTTGGATGATTTCATTTGCTGCAACACGATACTTTTTCTCGACAAACGTTTGGAAACTTTTCTGTTTCAAAATTGGTAACCAGAAGTCGCCTGTATTAGTGTCTTTTTCTCGGTATTTTTTTTCTTCAACTTCACCTGTCTCAATATCTACTTTCGAATACCAACCGTTACTGGGTTTGATAACGTGTCCTGATTCAATTGCAAGGTCCAGTAGACCAGACCATTTACTAATACCACCATCAAAAGATACAGAAATAGGTATTTTAGATTTTTCTTTGACATATCTAGATTTTTCCACATTGATAATAAAATTGTAACCGACAATCTCGGTTCCTTCTTTTTCTTGCTGTCTACCTAGAATGAAAATGTTATCGGCGGAGTAATAAGAACCTGTACCACCACCTACGATATCTTTGGGGAACATTCCGATTTCTTTATATGTGTGATTCACAACAATCATTGGAATATCTTTCATAGTCAGATGCGGTGTTACCATTCTGAACAATGATTTGATTTGTTTTGCACGGGACATATCTGCAACAGATTTACCATCAAGTGCATCATCAACCTCTTTCTTTGAAGCAAGATTGCCGATAGAATCAATAATGATAATTAATTTATCAGTACGATCAAGCTGGGTCAATTGTTGCATAATATCAAACTTCAACTGTTCAATGTCGGTGATAGGAGTGTGCAACACACGATTTGTATCAATACCAAACGAATCGAAATATGATTGTGGTGTACCGAACTCGGAATCATAGAACAACAAAGCTGCATCTTGATATTTGTCGAGATAAGATTTAGCCATCAGCAAAGAGAATGCAGTCTTAAAGTGCTTCGATGGTCCTGCCCACATAGTTAGACCTGGCGTCAAGCCACCATCTAGCTTACCCGAAAGAGCAATATTAACTGCGGGCACCGCAGTCGGAATCATATCCTTGTCGGTAAAGAATTTAGATTTGGCAAGGATAGCCGAATCTTTAATGCTAGAATTCTTTTTAATTTTTTCCAAAATACTCATAATTTCTCCATTCAATCAAACAGTGATCTTGTTTTTTCTAATGACCAATCCATACAATCTAAGATTACTCTAATTGGTTCAGTAAAAGTTTTTTCGAACTGCAAGTCATAATCAATAAATTCTTGCAGTTCAAATTCTTGTGGCAACCTTCCAGGGAAAGAGATAACGTTCTCTTTAAAAGGATTGGGTTTTTTGAGATAAGTGAATTTAATCTTTTCACCTTCTTTAATCAAAGGATATTTCTTAGAAAGACCCTTTTCTTCTAGATACTTATTATATAGCAATGCACCCTTCACATGAATTGGTGTACCTTTTTTATAGACTGCTGTTTTATCACCATATTCTCGCAGACCATTGATACCACGTGGAAAAGAAATCTCTTCCGGAGGCAACTTCTTAAACTCAGTTCTGAATTTCTCAATGTAATCGTGAATTTCTTCTTCTGTACCTTTCAACATAATCTGCAAGCTACCTCGCATTTTCTCGCGCACAGGCGCAGGCGTGGAAGACTTAATCATCTCCAAGCCCATGACTTTCATATCAGGTTCAGCATATTGAACACCTTCATTGTTATACACATGCATGATATAACGCTTCTTTGCTGTCCAAATACCTTTGTCGGCCAAAGCTTCACGTTTCATTTGCATCTTTTGTGCATAAGCATGTACATATTCAGCAAGTTCGTTATATGATTTATCGATGTATGGTTGAATCTTGTCCTCACAAACACGGTCCATAAATTCAATAACTTTCAGTGCAGGAAGTTTTACAACGCCGTCTACACCATAAACTTTATCAACCAAATTACCAAGACGCAGATAAATCGAATCTGTATCTGATGCAATCACATAATCTTTATCAATTGTTCCCAAGATTTTGTTCATGTAAACATTCAGCTTATTTTCGATCCAACGAATTGATAGCTGACCAGCAGTAGTAACACCCAATGCCATTCTAAGATCATAGAATCGGAAATACTGAGAACCCAAAGCACCATAAGCTGAGTTAAGTGAAACCTTTTTAGCTAACTGTAGATTATTGTATCTCGCAATACGCTTTTCGATTTCATATTTTTTAGATTCATCCTTCTCGACTTCATATTCCTTCTTGGCTTGAATCATCAACTTTTTAAACTTTTTACGGTCTTCATACATTTCTTCCATCATCTTCGGCAAGAAACCCTGAAAATCTGTTCTAAAAAATTGACCATTAGGTGTCACAGTTACATCACTCAAATTTGAGAGATTAACCGATTTGGTCAACAATTTATCAACACTCACACCATCAGACAAAATTTCACGCATTTCTTCAGTATAGTTTTCCGGCTCAATCAATGTTTCCGGAGAAATATTATACTGCATCATCAGGTGAGGATACAGAGAGTTCAAGTCAAATGATGCGACCCAACGATGCATACCAACTTGAGGATCTTTAACGTATGCACCTTCAAAAGCAGCGTCTTTATCTTTGATGATTCTCGGAGGAACAACAATCTTTTGTGCCATCAAATGATTATATGTCAGTGCATCCCACATGCGAGTTTGTGCAAAAACATCATCATAGTTTGTTTTGGTGTCATACGCAAGAGTTAGACCCAGTTCAAGCAGTTTAAGCTTGTCGTCCATTCGCAAAATAAGTTCAACGTCTTTGATGTTATATTCAATGAACAATTGAAAGTTTAGGCGATAGAGTTGATGCAAGTTATCGTAATCAGAATAATCGATTTTCTTTTCACCAATTTCAACGTTTGCAATGTTATCAAGTCGATAGGACTCTTGCGACTTTCCACCAGGTGCATACCATTTGTAGAGTTCAAGATAATCAAAATCACCGATACCAACCAATTCATAGACTTTTTGTTTCCGATTCATCACGAAAACTTCACGCTCACGAATCATATTCCATGGCGATAGTTTCTTGGCTTCATCTTCACCAAGAATTTTACGAATACGGTTAACGAGGTACGGAGTATCGAAGAACTTTGTGTTCCAGCCAGTCAAAACATCAGGACATTTTTCTTGCCAGAATTTTAAGAAGAACTTCAGAAGATGATATTCGTCTTTGCATTTTGTGTAACGTTCTTCGCCTTTGACTTCATAATCACCGCAACCCCAAACAAACATGTGACCACCCATCATTTTCAATGCGATGGCAGTCACTGGCTCATTGGCTTCATATGGATCGGGGAAACCATTCTCTGATCCGACCTCAATATCAAGTACACCAATAATGATTTTGTCGATATCCCAGTCAACCATTTCACGATGCTGTTCACCGATAAATGCATACTCAAAACGATTTTGACCATAGATAGTTTTACCCGAGACACCTTCAAACTGTCTCAGATATTCTCTTGCTTCTCTGACAGAATCAAACTTATGTGGTTGCAGATACACACCATCAAGTGATGTGAAATTTGTTACTTTGTTTGATGTTTCGTAGAGTGTCGGTTGATAGGGAATTTTGAGTTTAACCCTACGATTATCTTGTACACCACGATATAGGATGTTATTACCGACACATTGAACGTTAGTATAGAATAGTGACATTAACCAGTTATAATTTGTTTAGATGATGGAGTGATGATGCCGCTGAACATTGATTTGTAGTTTGAAACAATATCTTCAACAGGATCATACAAGTATACTACATGTAGAGGCTCAACGAGAATTGATTGATTTTCTTTACCGAAAGATGGGAAAGGAACAAATCCCATGGACGGAGAACTACCTGCTATTTGTGGAGGAACTAACCTAATCTGAACTGAATTGGTTAGCTTGTAGCGATTGTCACCAGAGTTTTCTACGTCTGCAATAACCTCTTCGCCTGTAACTAGTTTTATGCCTTTAATGGCCATAATTAAATCTCCGTATTAAAAAAGAATGTTTGAAATAAACGACCATTATACTGGTTTTCACCAAAGCCAGGCAAGATTGAACGATGGTAATATTCACCTCGGTACATTACCAATCGATTAAAAACGTTCGATACACGAACGATTTCTTCCCATTGCGTTGGATCATTTAATGCTGACGAATCATTATTGAGATCCGTTTTAGGATCGTTTCGGTCCAGCATGAAAATGCCGGTATTTTTATGTCGATAGATACCTGTTCCAGCTTCAAGTGGAGCATCAGGAGTCAGATACAAAACAGCGGCCCACATCGTAGGATCATAATGTATCCAAGTTTTATCGTCCTTTGTGGTATATTGGAATGCAGTATTGTATTCTTCAGGCCACCAGGTAATTTTCTTGCGGAGAATGTCCTCAAACAGTGTTTTTGCACCAGAATTGAACGGTTCGCTTACTGGTTTTGTTCTTTTTCCTGGATAATTTCCCACAACATCGAACGGCAAAGAAAGTGCATAAGACCTTACATCCAGTGGGTTTCCATAAAAATTGTCAAATAGTAGGAAAGATGGTAGCATAAGATATTCCCATTCATAAATAAGTATATATTATCATGCACAGGCCGTGATATGTCAAGTAAAATTTTAAAAAAAGGCTCAAAATGTTCAAAAAGATCGCCGTTTCGGTGCTTTTTGTCATGGCTACATCTGTGATGGCTCAGACCATCGTGACTGATTCGACTTCCAACAGCACCTCAAATTCTAACACAACGAACTATAGCAAATCGGATTCTTCCGTCAAATCGACGCCTCCGTCAGCCATAGCTCCGGCGGTTACCACGATCAATAATGATCTATGTGTTGTCGGTGCATCGGGTGCAGTACAAACACAAATATTTGGAATGTCGTTCGGTTCTACAACTAGGGATATGAACTGCGAACGAATAAAGTTAGCTAAAAACCTTTTTGATATGGGTATGAAAGTTGCTGCGGTAGCAACACTATGTCAAGACCGTAGGGTTTTTGATGCTATGATAAATGCGGGAACACCATGTCCGGTTGACGGTAAAATTGGCACCGAAGCCAAGACATATTGGGAAGAAAACCCAGATAAAATTCCAGCACAAGTCAAATAAACAAAATGAAGAAATTTTTAATAGCATTGTTGCTATTAGCTTCTTCTACTTTGCATTGTGAAGAAGTAACCCCAAACTTGATGGCAGGTGCTTTCAGCGGCACCACGATAACTAATGTCTGTGGTGGAAACACAGGCGGAACAAAACCTGCCTATCTCGCAAATACAGGAATTATCTGTTGGGGTTACGTTCAAGCGACTGTAGCACAAACCGTTGCAATCAATGCTGCACTTAGAAACACTGGTGTACAAGTCAGTGGATACAATTATTCTTGGGATTATTACAACTCAGATTATCATTCTGGTACATTACTTGCTAATGTGAGTTTAACAAATTCAAAAAATGAATATTTGGAAAGATACTATTACATATTGAACACGGACACCAATATGAAATGGACTACAATTAGTGGTTCGCAAAATTTCAAACAATCTTATCCTATTGAGGCTCTCGGTGATTTGACAGTTTCATTCACAGGAAAAGATAGTAGATATTGGGCAGGTTGGTATGGGCCAGCAATAAGAAATGTTAATGTTGGATTAAAATATACAGCAGCACCAATTGATCCTTGTGTGACAGATGTATTGAGTTCGCCTACTTGCCCGGGGTATCAACAAGCTTATTTGACACAACAATGCTCAATAAATTCTCTATATTCTCCAGAGTGTCCTGGCTATCAACAAGCTTATTTGACACAACAATGCTCAATAAATGAACTTTACGATCAAAAATGTCCAAATTATTCAATAGCATATGCGAAAAAATCTGTGTTGGAGCAAAACACAGTAAAACAAGTCGAAACGAAACTTGCACAAACAAATATAGTTACAGAGATAATGCCAGAAGTGAATACAATAACTTCAACGATATCAGTTTCACCAGCTTCACCAATATCTGTTATTAAATCACCCGAAACGTTATCTCAAATACAACCACAACAATTGTTAACCACACAACAACCGCAAAAAATACTGGAAGAAAGAAAACCAGAGGGTCAAATGGCTTCGAAATTGGAAAAGAATATTGATAGTTCAAGCAAGAACGATAAGAATAAAATGAAAGAGACTGTAACAAAAATACAAAAAGAAATAACAAAAGAGATAAAAGAAGCAAGTTCTATAGAGGCACAGATAGCTTCACAGGGATTAGTTTTAAGTTCTATGAACTATGTTCCGGAATTTGATGCATATAAAAATGCATTCATTCCAGACACAAATGCACTATTGATGGTGAAACAATATGGAAAGCCGGTTATCGATAA